GGTTGCCGAGGATGCTCCGTAGTCTCCGGTTGCCGAGGATGCTCCGCAGTCTCCGGTTGCCGAGGATGCTCCCTTGTATCCGGTTGCCGAGGATGCTCCGCAGTTTCCGGTTGCCGAGGATGCTCCGCAGTCTCCGGTTGCCGAGGATGCTCCGCAGTCTCCGGTTGCCGAGGATGCTCCGTAGTCTCCGGTTGCCGAGGATGCTCCGCAGTTTCCGGTTGCCGAGGATGCTCCGTGATTTTCATCACTTTCAGCTTCCTTATTCACTCTTTTTACCGTATATTCGATTGCAGCTTTAACCAGTCCAGCAATGCTGATTTCTGCTCCGATCTTAATTTTTGTAGATGCTACCTTAGTATCATCATTATGTTTCTGGATTTCTCCGCTCTGCTCTACCTCGTGGTATACGCTTTCATTTGGAGAATAATAATTCAAGCAATCCAGCGGATACTCGCAAGCGTGAAATCCATGATCGCAAACTTCTACGCTTTCTTCCTCGTATTCCTTTCCCTCTTCGTACTGAAAGCCACGGCAAGTCATATCTTTATTAAATCCTTTGTAGGATTTCACAGCATTTCCCATCTATATTACCTCTCCTCCTGCCAACTTCTTTTCCTTTTCAAATTCTTCTTTGCTGCAAATCAATAAGCCGCCAATATAACCATCTGGGTTTGTAAGCAATCCTGTAACAATTTCATTTGGGATAGCGATTGTCACACTCCCCCATCCATCCCTGCCGCTATGAGCAGATTTAATATTCGACAATGGAGAAACCTTTAAGTCTTTGTTATTTTTCTGCGACATCCGTTCCATTATTCCTAATGTTCCAATATTCATCCTACACACCATCCACTTTCAACTGCTTGTCCGCTGATACGCTCAAAAGAATTAACTGTGCATCCATATCCGGCACATTGAACTCATTCAGCGATTCCGCGTTATCAACGAAAATCGGTACGCTTACACCGTATAACTCGCTAAGAGAACGGATAATATCAAGTCCGGCTACGATTCTATGACCACTGTTTAAAGCCGAATACGGAACGCCATTCACAGTACACTCACAACAATCTTTCATACCGCCATTTAACTGCATTTCAAAGAGTTTGAAATTTACGGTCTTGAAATGGCTGTTAATAGATTCTGAAACCTTATCCAGCTTGAAACGAATGAACTCTTCCAAGAGATAAAGCATCTGTTCCTGATCGGCAACTTTCTGCCCGATTTCTTTCTGCTCGTCACGAAGCGTTTCGATACGATCATCAATCGCCACATTGTTAGCCGCCTGCGCAATAACCTTGTTCACCTCTTCAAGCTGACTCTGCAGATCGGCTTTCTCGGCTTTTAAATCAGTAACAACCTTGTCTGCGCCCTCGGATTCAACCTTTGCAATATCAGCAAGAATCTTGTCATGCTCTGTTTTCAGCTTCACATACTCTTCATTCTGCGAATAATCAGCTTCTGCCGGGATCTCGGATAACTGCTTTGCATAATCATTCTGCTTTGCAAGTGCCTTGGATTCCTGCTCTTTGAGTGCCACAATGTCTTCCTGCAACTTGGCGTTTTCCTTTGTCAATCGCTCAATATCAGCCTTGCAAGCGTTGCCCTTGTCAATCAGACCTTTAAGTTTTGCGCCCTTTGCATCATCAAATGCTTTGCGTGCATCCTCTAACTGCTTGGTGGCACGTGCCTTGGCATCTGCCTTTTTCTGCTCAAAATCAGCCTTAAGAGACTCAATCTTATCCTGCGGCAACTTCTGACCACATAAGGAACAAACCGTTGTAGATTCATCGAATATCCACTTGGATTCGTCAAAGAGATATGGCATTTCATCAAATGCCTTGGAAAATTCTGCATTGTATTCAACACCAAGATTTTTCCGCTCTGCATCTGTATCGGAAATTGTCTTCTCATTTGCCTTGATCTGATTTTCCGCAGACTGAATCTGATTATGTAAGTCATTGAACTCTCGTGTTGCATCATCCTTGGCACTGTCAAGACCTCTACGTTTTGCGGAAAGTTCGTCATTCATGACCTGCATAATGCCGGACATATCAAATTGCAACTGCATTTCCTTACTTCTTAAATCGCCCAACGCGCTACCGGCATTCTCCATTTTCTTGCCACATTCAGCGATTCTTCTTACCAGATCCACCTTTGCAAGCTCCTGTTCTGCCACATCCACATCAATCTTGGATTTTTCTGCTTCATCAATACGCACCGGAATTTCAGCCTGTTTCTTCTTCCACCCGGATAACGCTTTGGAAAACTTAGCACGGATATCATCTGTGGACGGTGCTTTCTCCAACTCGCCGAGTAATGGTGCATACTTGGCATCGGTCTGTGCCAGTTCCACATCGGAAACCTCTGCAACAAGTTTCATCAGAATATCTCGCTGATCTTTCCATTTCAGAGAAGAAAAATACTGCGGATTGGTCAACAGCTTAAACATATCCTCGCTCTGCGCAAGACCGGAAACATAAGCTTTGAAATCAGCTTCACTCTTTGGATAACCGTCAATTTCAAATGAATTGACATTTCCCTGCAAAGTCACGGTATCGGTGCCACGCTTCTTTACCCAGTTCTGCTTCTGAATCTTTGAAAGTTCCATTTCCTTGCCATCTACATCCAGAACCGTTACAACCTTAATCTCCACGTTATCAATGCGGTTGCCGTCCTTATCCAGTGGTCGGACATTGAACTTTTCCTCTCCGGCACTGTTCTTATTAAACAGAAGCCATGTAAACGCATCAAAGATAGTTGTTTTTCCTACGGCATTCTGCCCGCTGATCTTCGTTTTGCCCGAGAAAGTCACGTCAAGGCTCTTAATTCCCTTGAAATTCTCCATATGTAATGATCTAATTTTCAGTTTCATTTTCCTTCTCCTTCCACTCTTTATATTTTTTAAGTGCCTCTTCAAAGCATGCTTCATCGTCAACATATCCAAGAGCTGACTCTATAATTTTTGAATCAATAGTTGTTCCTTTTTTTCCCATCAGCTCAATGTCTCTTTGGTGCTCATTTGCAATAATGGCACATGCTGTATGAACTTTCGTCCTGCATGCAACCAGATCTGCATATTCTTCAACGGAAATTGTAACGGTATTTTCTGCCATCTTAATTTTCCTCCTCTAATACATTGATTTTGCTTACAGACACCTCGTATGATGTTCTCTGTTCTTCTGTTCCATCTTCATATTTCTTAATATATCCGCGGCTCTGAATGCGTCCATTGATCTCAATATGAGTTCCTACTTCCAACTGACCAACAAATCTTGCATTTCTACCCCAAACAACACATGGGATATAATCTGATTTTCCGTAGGAACGATTGACTGCGATTAATAAATCTGCAATTTCTCTTCCAAGCGGAGTTTTCCTGTAAATCGGTTCTTTGCATACATATCCGTCAAGCTGGATTTTGTTCAAATCTGTATGCTCTCCCGGATTCGCTTTTTCAATTTCACAGACGAATACATATAATAACAGACGATTTCTCTTTTCCTCATATTTGTTATAAGAACTATACACACCGGAAACATTAACGGCAGTGCCCGTGTATTTATCATTCAGATTGATTAATCTCTCTGAAATAATTAATGGGATAATATCAGCCGTCCCACTTAATCTATCCACTTTGAGGTGCATATTATAAAATCCCTCTCCAAACACCTCATGGTTAAATTCCGGCTCTGTGATAATCGTTCCTGTAAGTTCCACTTTATTGTTTTCTGCTCTCATATTTGAATTTCTCCTTTTCTTGTGCTAAAATAGGCGCAAATAGCTTATGCTATTGCTTGAACTGGAATCATTCAGCTTTGGTCGGTTCGGATGATTCCTTTTCTTTGCTGTAATCAGTGTCAAATGTGATATAGGTAATACCGTCATCGTCATCAGACTCACTTCTGTAATCGTAATCTACAATCTCTTCTGTATACTCCTGCCACTCCCCATCTATTTTTGTTCCTATATAAATAAGAAGTAATCCAATCAATACAGGTATAGCAGTGACCGGATACTCCGTTGCATCAATGCAGATGCAAAACAGAAAAACAACGGTGCCGATCATTTCAATTATCTTTGCTAACTTTTTCATAGGCATTTCCTCATGTAACAGAAAAAAGTTTTTTCATCCGATTCTTAGGACTTTTAATTTCGAACTTTTCTCCTGTTTCATCGTCGATCATGTATTTGCCGTCAGAATGCATTGTATATGGCTTTACTCCCTGTTCTTCCATGAACTCAAGCAAGATATCTTTGCCACCTTGTAAAATATTCATCTGACTTACAACTTCCATCCAATAAACCATAAAATGTGTAATATCCCAGTTCTGATATTCCATAAGAAATTCCGACGCTTTATCTCCTATCAGTTTGTCCATACCGAATCTCTCAATGTAATTCATTGTATAGAAGTAATCTTTCCACTGGTATCTTTCTCCATCGAATGTCTTTTCGATAGGAAACATATTCATAAATTCTCTTGGTGTGAAAGCTCCTACCATATCGCATATCATTTCAATAAGTTGGAACTCGTTTTTTACAAAGTCCGGTTCGCTGCATTTTAATAACTTACAGCCAGACATTCCTTTTAGCTTTATCATTAAATACAGATCCTTTTTAAGTTCATCTGGATAAGCGCTTTTTGCTTCCTGTATTGTCATGTTTCCCCAAAAGCCTGCCATTTTGCATCTTCTGTCTAATGCTCGCACATAATTAATCCACTTAGGTTTAAAGTCGATCAGCTTTTTGCCGTCCATGACGTAAAAATTAAGCATCTTCATCATCCTTTCTCTCAATTAACGGTAAAACCCCGTTCTTCTTAAGCTTTTCATACAGGAACAATCTTCCTTTTTGCGTCCATTCCGTCTGCATAACCACATCAGACCGCCCATTCGACCTTGTAATATCAATAGTCTTACTGTGAACATATCCAAGCCCTTGATATTGCCTGTATAAAATCCACTGTTTTCCTACTTTGCGCTGAACTCCTAACTCTTTCAGCATCTTATTAAACGCTTTAGCAGATATTCCATAATCCTGTGCGATCTGTGTTACCAGTACTGTTGATTTACTGTTCAAAATCAAATCCACGTAGTTGACTTTTGGTTGCATTTCTAAAATGATGTTATTCATTTCAACAACTTCGGTTTCAAGTTCCTGTATCTGCTTGTCTTTCTGCTCAAGCATCTTGTGCGCTTCAATAACTGCAAGTGCCATAAGTTCTTCGCCGGTTGGAATAACTGTTTGCGTCTGGTTATAATAATTTTCTTCCAGTGCATCAAACTGTTCCCATGCCTTATCAGTCCCAAGCATTTTGCAATGACGGCTTGCACCTCGACGTGTCCAAAGATAAAGCTGATTCGCGTTTTTCCCAACAAGGGGAAAATCAGTTACCCTGTTCTTAAACTCCTTAAGATCTGCTCCTTTTAATAAGAAGAAATGTTCTCCCTCTTTAAAATGTGTTTTGTTGCTCTGAAAGTTCTTTTTTACGTTATCTGTTTCTGTTTCGTACACATCAGCCAACTGTGCGGTAGTGATAACTCTTTGTCCTTTCCACTCAATGACCGGCAATTCTTTTGTTCCAATATGTACTAATTCGTTCATTTGTCTCCTTTCCGGATTTTTTGCAATAAAAAATCCAACTACCGCTTGATAGTTGGAAAATACTGGTTGTCTCTATTTTGCTTTGTTGATACAATTAATGTACGGCGGCGGCCATCATGAAAGGAACTGTTATCATGAAAATCGTTAGTATACTTATCTCATTATTGGTATGGCGTGTTACCGGTTACGACTTCTTCATAATTCTAACCGTAACATCCATGACAATCGACCTATACAAAGGAATTAAAAAAGTACAAAAGAGATTAAATAAAATACTAAAGATGATGCGGAAAATAAAGCAATAATGTAACTCATTTCCTGCCGCCGTCGCATATTAATTGTATCAACTGATTTCCTGTGTTACAAACACATTTAATCTGCAAATTCCGACAAATTTCTCAACTATCAATATCTTGTTTTCTATTCTTCTGTTTTTGAGTTCCCAGTCTCTTCTACTGGCTGATTTTTTGAAACACTTGCTGAACCCTCAACCATGCCAAGAACGTAGCCTTTCTGAAAGTCGTTCATTTTCGGAATGGCTTCTTTGAGTTTTTCAACAACTTTCTTTTCCTGTTCGCTCACCGTATCACTCCTTTCTGCCGAACTTTTAATGTTGTTTTTGTTCGGTATGCGTATAATATATCACGCTTTCAGAACTATGTCAACATGTTTTTGTTCCGTTTGCGAACTTTTTCTATTTACAATTCTGTTTGCGTATGGTATATTTCTATGTAGAAAGAGAGGTGAGATTATGAATGAGCGAATGAAAGAACTTCGCAAGGCTATGGGAAAAAGCCAAGAAGAATTTGGAAAGATTCTCGGAATAACCAAGTCTGGTGTCTCTGATATTGAATCAGGACGCAGAAACGTAACAGAACAACATATAATCATGTTACGAAATGAAAATGTCAATGAAGATTGGTTACGAACTGGAAACGGCGAAATGTTTATCCCAGAAACCAAAGACGAGCAGATTTCAAAGATGCTCGCAGACGTACTTAAATGTGAAGATTCAGATTTTAAAAAACGTTTGATCGTGGCGTTATCGAAAATGAATGATACCGGATGGAATGCATTGGAAAAATTCATTGATTCAATCACAAGTCAGAAGTAAAGAAAAGCCAAGGGCAATGCGCAAACCCTTGGCTTTCTTTTACTTTAATAGTTCTTTTATAAACGTTAAGATAGCTCTAAGCCACCTCTCATTATCGCAATGAGCGACCAATTCATAAATTTTTTCCTTGTAAAATTCGTTTACGTTTTCATTCTCAACCTCATTTTCCCCCATCTTATTCTCCTCCAATCATTCCGCACTTTCGATAGCGATACATAAATTATAGAACTTATGTTCGATATCGTCAACCCCATTTGACAAATTGCTACAAATTACAAACTCGTTTGTAGTTGAGGGACAAGAAAACGCCTTATCCCGCCCCTCAGCCAGAACTTGAAGTGCCCTTATCGGACAATTTTATTTTACAAATTTTCCCGCAAACATTCAATTTCTTTCGGTCGCAAGTTTCGACAGGTAAATTTCTTATTGTCACAGAATGTCGATTGATTAGTTTAAATTTTGTTAAAAAATTAATTACTGGTTGAAAATTATGCATCTGCCAGTTATCTGTGATGAATTTTAAGTGCATAATTTTCCTTTCTGCCCGTAGGCTTTATGCAAAAGAGCCGGCTACACAACACATGGTCATGTAATCGGCTCTTAGGCTCTTGATTTTATTATATTTAATTTTTAATGCAGTTTTTTTACAGCTTAGGTGCGATCTTTACCATATTTAACCATTCCTGCACATTAAGATTTGAACCTGAGTTCTGATAAGTACTGAGTGTACCAGTCTGTCCCGGTCCGAAAGTGCCACCACTCGTTACCTGTAAAGTTGATGCACCGCCGGATACCGCAGGAACTCTGACTCGTCCCATGACATGGTTAGATGTTGTATTTGTTATAAAAACTTCACGAAACCCATTTGCGTTTGAACTGAAAGTGACAAGACCTGTAATAAGATAATACCCATCATCCGGGACAGTGAAATACTGCACGACAGGAGTTTGGTCATTATAATTTGTTGCAGTATTGGATAAGGCAGATACATTATTTTTGGCATCTGACTTTTTTAAATATGTGTCTGGAATGTTATTACCATCATAATCTGCACTAGCACGGGCAACTCGTACGCCAGGATAAGTATCATTCTGCTCGTTGTGTGCAATGAGATCTATCATATTATCATTATTAATATTAAACATTGGCATAAGCGAACCCATAATTCCAGACCAGTCGCTTTTCATTATTTTAATAAAATACTTATTTGCTAAACCGCTGTTTAACGATGATATCGCCCCGGTACAAGTACCATTCCCAATCTTAGAAATGTCTGTCGTTCCAAGCATTTTATAGAGATACCGCACATTCTTGAACATCTGTGACACCTTTGCAAAAATTGAAGAGTGTTTTTCGCCGCTTGATAATTTTGATACAGTCGTCCACGCTGACGCTGATCCGTCTGCCACATCACTACTCGTAAAAGTTGCTGTATTCTCTGCTGTATCTCCACCGGTTGCCACTGCACCGACGTTTTCTGCTGTGAGTTCTACATTGCCCCTACGGAAAGAATCTTCATTTACACCTTTGATTCCGGTAACTGGAGTTCCGGCCAGCACATCCCACTTATCATCTGATGTTTTATAGATATTTGCACCAGTAGGAATGACGTTACCGGCTCCTTCTTTAAATTCATCCGTAGTGGTAAATTCATCTGAAATGTTGTACATCCAACCAGAGTTAACATCTGAAAGTGCCGGTAAATCTGCAAAAGCTACCGTTCCATGTGGCTGCAATCCACCTTTAAGACCTTCGGACACGTCTTTTGACTGTTCATAATAGTACTTTGCATTGTCAGAATCCTCGCCCTCTCTGCTCCCGGTACCACCCACGGCATAACTCTGTGCTTTAGTTGCACTATCTGCTGCAGATTCGGCTTTACCAATGATCTCTGTTGCTTTCTGCGTTGCGATTGTGGCTTTATCTATGGCGGTACTGGCGGACTGGCTGGCAGATGCCGCTTCACTTGTGGCTGTGGCTGCAGACTGACTGGCGGATTTCTCACTGGCTTTTGCGTTAGTCTCGGATATTGCTGCCGCCGTGGCTGACTTCGCCGCTGCTGTCTCTGACGCTTTGGCATTGGTTTCGGATGTTTTTGCCGCTGTTTCACTGGCTTTTGCGGCATTCTCACTTGCTTTGGCGTTTATTTCAGACATTGCCGCTGCCTGCTGGCTTGACTCTGACTTTGCTACTTCCACCTTAATTTTTGCAAGATAGTTTGGCTCCAAGTGTTTTTCCTCGATGCTACCCTCTTTGACGGTGGCAGACACTTTTCCATCCTTATCAATGTAAAAGGCTACCGTATCAGAATCAAGGAACTCATACTGTGTAATCAGTGCCGACAGGTCTATGTACTGCTTCGTACCATCGATCAGAGTCAAAATAATCTGCTGTGTAGTCGGATTGTAATCGAAGTTGATCGCGATCTTCTCCATCTGCGTATCGATCGTAACCTTTGACCCGTTCTTTTTCGTGATTGTGATAATTCCCGTCGATTCCTCGAATGTCACGTCTGAAACAAGAGTTGCTACCTCTGTTTTCGTGGCTTTTGTGGTATCAAGAGTGATTACACGATCATCAATAACGCCAATAGCTGCGTCCATTTTGTTAAGATTGCTTTCATTAAGCGGTGTTTCATCACTCGGGTAATTCTCCCAATTAATAGCACTATGCGCTTTGTTCATGGTCCTCACTCTCCCTTTCCTTTGCAAGCTTCATCTGCTCCCGTTCGGCTATAACATGTCTGTTTGCTTCTTCCTTAATCTGCTGCAGAATATCCTTAAACACTAGGTACTTAGCTTCGATTGGGACATCCTCACACAAATTTGCATAATTTATAATGTCGTTTTCAAATTCCCGAATTTTTGCATTTATCATAGATTTTCCACCTTTTCCTTTAACTGTTCTATCTCGTCATGCTGCAACTGCACTGTGGCAACCAGATCAGCAATCAGTTCCGTATATTTCAGTCCGTAATACTTTTTCCCATTGCTGTCTGAAAACGTTTTTGGACAAATATTCCACCCTTTTTCCGCTTTTTTCAAAACATCCTGTGCAATAAATCCATGATGGAACCCATCTTTTTCGAAATTATAACGATACGATTTTGCTCTTAAAGAATAAATAAACTCAGATGATTGCTTTTTGCTTAAATCTAAAATTGTGTTTTTTATTCTTTTGTCAGATCCATTAATTACTCCACCTCTGAATCCACCTACTCCGGTATCTCCGTCTAAATGGATCATCATGTGGTCATTATCGTTTGCGCCTTTATGCAATGAAACATGATTATATTGAACCGTACATTTATGAACAGGACTTTCAAGCGTCCCTTCCACTGTTCGAAATCCATCCGTTCCCATCTGTACAAGTGTTCCACTGCGTTTAAATTCAATAAGGTTTTCTACAGACTCTTCCGCTTGAATATGCATATATCCCCCGGTCATTTCCATAGAACCTTTTAATTCAAGCAGTTTTGCTTTAATTTTGATACCCTCGGCTGACTGGTTGATTTCTGAAACAACACTATCTCTTGTAACTTTGCTTTCGATCCCCTTTGATGTCTGCGTAATCGCACTGGACATATTGGATGAAAGCTGCTTAAGCGTGGTTATCAATGTCCATTTATATTTACCGCTGTTAATTCCGCCATCCGGATCGCAGCCATACAATTTTCCACTATCCTGATCTAAAAAACTGCGTCCATTATATTTGGATGATGCAGGGTAAGTATCTTGGGGTTTTCCAAAACCATAATAATTAATATCATAGCCATCAATATTCCATGCCTTCAACGAAGCACTGACTTCTGACCGTATCTTAGTTGCAGTTACCTCTATCTTTCCGGACAAATCGCCCTCTGCTTTGCTTGCTCTCGTAACTTCCGCTGTAATCTTGTCCTCATTAATTTTAATAGCTGCTGCAAGTTCAACTTCCTGTCCCTGTGCCCTTTTAACTTCTGCTGTAATACTGCTCGCATTTTGCGTGATTCTCGATGATAAACCATCCGTTGTATTTTTAACTTCTGTGCGAATTTCGGTTGCGGTCTGCGTGATCTGTGACTGCAATCCCTTCTCAACATCAGTTATCGTGCTCTGTGTCTTTTCAATGGTTCGCTCCAACACATTGCTCTTGCCTTTGAGCTTTAAAATACTTTTCTGTATTCCGTTCGCCCCGTTTGTCCGGTACTCTTCCCCATCCGCTTCCAAATCATCACGCAAAGCCTGTATACCTTTCAGGGTTCTTTTCAGAATATAGGACTCGATCAGTTCATATCTGGTCGGCAACCGCACTGCATCCCCGACCTCAAGACACGGATTTCCTTTGCAGTCCGCTGTAAACGGTCGGTAAACAATCCCTCTGATCTTGGAAAGAATATTTTTTGCAATGCCTTTCAGTTCTTTTGTGCCTTTGCCATATACAAGAAAATTATCCTCGATCACATAGGCATTGTCTCCGGTACCCACAATCACACCGATATCATTCTTCTGCTCCCGGATCTGTAACTTATTGATTGTTTTAACAAGAAAATCTTCATACTCAGCCGTTATATATAAATCCTTCCCGATACGGTTGCTTTTCGGATCTCTTGGATACAAATTATCCGCCGGATAAAGATCATTCCTTGGATATAATCCCTGTATCTCCTGTTCCAGATAAATATAATGAAACTTCCCGTCACGCCCCATGTGCCCCATACAGCCATTGAGCTCACAAATACAGGACAACACTTCCTTGCCGCTCATAGATTCGCCTATGGTGCTCGATTCCTCTGTATCAGAACTTGTCTCACCGGATGCTGTGACCGCCACGGTTTTCTCAATTGACATATTGTCATTAATGAGTGTGATGTTCGCCTGTTCGATTCCGAAATGCTTGAAAAAACTGTCCCGGAACTGCTTCATAGTGACCGGATCATAAACTGTAACGGTCGTGATTGTGCCATCTTCATCTGTTTTCTGTTCCTCGTGCGACGGAAATACAGTGTTGTACCATGCTGCCACATCGGCTGTTAAAACATCGTACAACGCGTCATAGGCGATAACTTCACGGCATGTTCTATCTGCCGTAGGTGTGTCAGAATCAACCTTGTATCTCCCGAACTGAAACGCCGCATCCGTGTGACCATCAAGTGACATTCTTACTGTCAGCCATTTGCCTTTCATTGGTAGAAATGTGTTTGAGACGGTAAATTTAATCATGGCAGCTTCACACGAACCAAACGTCAATTCCTGTTCCGAACACAAACTTTCGGTCAATTCGAATTTTTCTTGGTGTAGCTCTGTATTTGTGATATTGATTTTTCCGTCATCAGATACGATGGATAACTGCTTATCGACCGTATCTTTTTTGAACAAGTCGCCATATTTATAATTAACCACCGTACACACCCCCTATGAAAGCAAGCCGAACTGAATTGTAACGAATTACCCCATCATATGTTCCGTATATCGTAGGCTGAAAATCTGCCATATAGCCGTACTGCGTCACATAATCGTCATATTCCGGGATATACGCTGTGATATAGCAGGCTCTCCCTGTCGCATTTGTGAACTGGCTTCTAATATTGTTTAAAACCTCATTGAAAGTCTTATTTGTTAGCATAGCTGGGGTTTCAAATTCGACCTTTAACGCCTTTAACTCCACGGCATTTCTATGCAGATAGCCGTTGGCGTCTGTATAATCGTCCAAATCCTGCATGTTGACATATGGACTATATGATTCCGCTTTCATGAAAGACATTGGCACTATGTAATTTCCAATCTTTAAAAGCCATCCGCTGTATGCCATACGATCACCTCCGCTTACTTTTCGTTTCTGAATCTATTGATATGGATGCCGTTATTGTCGCTTAAAAATAAGATTTCCGATTCTCCATTTGGAAGGATGTCTACTACAAAACAGTTATTCGGATTTCCTATTTGTGTATGATCTTCCGGGCATTTATTCCAATCTATCGGTTTATACTTTTTTCTCATGGCTATTCTCCTGAAAATAGGTATAAAAATAGCACCTACCGTGTATGATAGGTGCTAAATAAATCAAAAAAGAAGCGCATCTCTGCGCTTCCTCTTATATACCCGCTTTCCCCAGCCTTTCCCAATCTGCATCCCTAGTACATTCATCCTTTTTCTTCAATAAGTTTTCGTTCTCTTTTTCCAGTTTTTCTATTTTTATTTCCAATTTCTTTTTCTCTTTTTTCAATGCAATATTCTCTTTTTCCAAATCGTCCGCACGAATAAGCGCGTTTGACTCCCGATTAAAAAGATCAGTATTGTGCGCCTTTAATGCATCTTTTTCTTTATTTAACTCTCTTATTTCCCATTTGTAATTCTTTTTATCTTGCGTCATCTTAATTTTCAATTCTTCTATCGTTTGATGTGCTTTATTCAACTTCTTTTTGCACTCATTTAGTTCTGATTCAGACTCCCTATTCTCCATCGTAATTCTCCACATATTAAATCCAAATTTATATGAAAGTGTAGCCACAATCATTACATATAATTTTATTTATTTCATATGTTTGATCTTTTCTCAAAATCTTTTCCTTTTTATTTACTAAAGTAAACGGTTTAAATGGATTTAGATTTGCAGTGTATCTTGTCTTTGTTTTGCCTGGTACAAATTTCTGCTCCGTATAATGAGAACAATTTTCGCTCCCACATCTTGGACAGTAAACCTCTTTTTTTTCTCCGAATAAAGTATATTTATATATACCATTAAATCCCGTGTTTTGAGATCTTTCAACAGAATTTCTTAAGAATAATTTTCCAACACCTGTAATCTCTGGCTCTTTTGGGCGTTCCCACCCTCTATCATTTTCGTTTTCTTGTTCGTATGATTTATAAAATTCACTTTTCCCCGCAGACATTTCATTGTTTTCGTGTTGTTTCAACGGAAAACCGCAATTGATACACATTTCTGCTTTGTCTGAAATTTCTTTTCCACATTCAGGACATTTAATCAACGCCATGTGTTACCCTCCCACCACTTGTAATAAAATAATTCTACCACAAGTGGCGGTTTTTGTCACTACTGTGCATTAGAACTTTATCCCCAAACAGGATCAAATGCTGAACTGTCTCCGTATCTTCGTTTTGCCTCGCCCTTGTAAACTGTTCTGGCGGCATTGAATAATCATTATCGCTTAATATCCCACTTGTTCAGCCGCATATTGTGCTTCTTCATCGGTAAATTTTACATATTTTAATTGGTCTATAAGTCCCTGCTTTGAAAATGATGTCAAATCTAAATAACTCTTTGCTTTTTTCACAGCTTCTTTTTTCCAGTCAGCACCGCAATTATCTGCCGCGTACACTGCTTCTTCATGTGTATACTGTTCGTATTCTAACTGTTCAATCATCCCTTGATATGAAAAACCTGCTAAATCAAGATATCTCTTTGCTTGTTTCAAGGCATTTTGCTGCCCAAGCGTTATTTGTTCACTTTCTTGTATCTCTTCCGATGTATCAGTTGTTTCACCAATTCCATATTTCGAATATAGATTTTCTGTTTGTACAATCATTTCCGATGCTTTACCGCTAAATTCATCTGGAATCTTAAAATGGTCAATTTTTTCGTTTATTGTATCTTTTACAATTTTCCCATTTTCTACAATATAAGAATACTCTTCGTCTCCTATGTACCCTACATAAGAAACTGATAATCCAAGTTCTTGTGGACGCTTGCATATGCAATAGCAGTCAAAATACATAACATAAATATTATCATAATGACCATATGCACCTACGCAGTATTTATTCCCGTCTTCAAATATTCCAACAAAATTATTGTTTTTATCGTCATATTCAAAGTTAGCCCCCTCAACCCCGGCTTTTACTTCGTTTTGTTCTGTTTCTTTTGTTAAATTCTGATCTCTATCATTATTTTCTTCTTTGCTTTGATGCTCGCTATAATATTCTTCCGTTTTTTCGCTTTCAACGGTTGAATATTCGTTATCAAGATTTCCGCTACACCCTATAAGCACCACGGTAGCTATTGCCAAAAATACTATTCCCCACTTTTTCATGAACTCCCTCCCATTTGTAATATGTTATACAAACCATACCACAAACGAAAGAGAGTTGCAATTAAAATATAGGAACTGGGTTCCTCTGCCCTGCTTTCGCTTCTTCTCGCCATTTTTTTATAACATTCCTATATGCCTGATTCGAATCAAGAACCGCCGTAATATCTGCTTTTTCAAGTTTTGATACAATGACGTCTCCCAGTTTATCGTAATCAATAGCGCTTGACATTGCTATCTGCATTTCTTTTCCTATTGTACTTTCAATGCTTCCCGAACTGTATTTTATAGAAGCATTTACATTGTCCGTTATACTCCTGTTGTACTTATATGCAACTTCCGGCGCTGCTTTTAACCCTGCCAATCCAAAACTGTCCTTAATTCCCTCGGACCAGTTTTTTATCTCCTTAAATGTACTTTTAGATCCATCAGAAATACCATTATTAAATCCTTCTACCGTAAATCCTGCAAATTCTTTAAACACTCTTGATGGCGAATGTATGCCCATCAAATTTGTAAACCAAGAACTGATATTGGATACCCAACTGGAAATAACTCCGTACGTGGTGTTCTGGTTTCCGGAAACTCCGCCATTGAATCCCTCTACAGTATATTTACCATAGTCAGAAAATACTGTGGATGGTGAATGTATTCCCATATTGGTTGTAAATGGCTGTTTAATGTTGTTCTCAAGATATGTGAGCATGGCATCATTTGTTGTGTTCGAATTTTCTGAAATACCATTATTATATCCATCTATCGTATTTTTCGCCCATCCTCTTCCCATACCAGAAAGCATGGCATCTTTTAAACTTCCTTTTTGTGTAATTGCTCCTGTTACTGTGTCTACAGCACTTTGAGATTGAGCAACACCGCCATCTGCAAGTCCATTTACGACAACTTTTCCACCCGCTACTGCTACATCATATCCTCTTCCGTTATACCATGTTGTTATTGCTTCTTCTAATGCACTAGTCATTGTCGGTATGGCTTCTGCTGTACCGGCTACTCCGCCAATTCCAAACTGAACAACACCTTTTTCTCCAAGATTATACATATCCTGATCGGTCGTTCCATAAGCGTCAATAATTGTTTGATAAAGTTCTACTGCTTCTTCTCCAACTACCTGCTTGCCATTAACGAACACTCCGCCAAGATCATCTATTGCTTCTACAGCATTCTTAGCAATGACGCCAAAATTAATCTTTTTTATCGCTTGTTGTAATAAATTGTATTCATTAGTATGCTGTTCCAATAACTCATTTGCCGAATTATATTGTGACGTTGCTTTTGCAACCTCATCTCTAAGTGTCTTTTGTGTTTCTGTTATTTTTGTCTGTTCATCTTCCAGAAAAACCATTTGCTTTACGAGTTCATCATGTGCATCACCTGCATTTTTAGCTTCTATGCCATTTGCTTTTAATGCATCTGTATTTCGTTTCCACCAGTCATTTAAGTCCTCGGTTGCACCTATATCGGATAAGATTTCGTTTAGTTTATCCAACGCTTCTGCGTTATCTTTGTAGTTCTGCTCTGATACTTCCAACTCGACATTAGCTTCCGCAAGTGCCTTACTGTACTGCTCTACAACATCTTTATATCCTTCAACTCTATAATATTCTTTCTGTGCTTCTATAGTCTTTAATAGTTCTTCCTTTTGTGCTATATATTTTCCAGTAGTCATATCAATCTGATTTGCTAATTCTGGACAAATATCAATAAGCTGTTGTGCTCTCGTTTTTAATGTTTCTTGATCTGCTGCTGTTAAGCTCGTCTTGTCTGCAAGTTCGAAATATGAATCTGCAAGCTGTTGAAGCTGATCTGCACTTGCTTCGGATTTAGATGTTAAATCCTTTGTAGTGTCAGCTAAATCTCTTAGATTTTGTGCAGCATCTTCCATTTTCTGGTTATTTGATCCTATTTCTTCCTCAAACTCCAAAAACTGATCTGCAATCTCTTTTTGCCAACTTTTATGGAAATTATATACAGCTAACCCTATTGCTGCGATCGCCGCTGCTATTGCTAAATAAGGATGCGCAACGACAGTAGCTGCAAAATTCAAAAGAGTATCTTTTATTGCCAAAATCTTTGTCTTAATATTGTCTAATGCTGATAACGTAATGGTTGATATTTTTATTGCTGCAATTACTCCAAGAATGGTTGCTTCTATTGGTGCAGCAGAAAATATACCAGACCATGTGCTTAGCCCAGCATTTATAGCTTTCCAAATTACCTGCGCAATTTTTCCACATATGCCAAGCCAATCTATATCAGACAGGAACTCTCCGATTTTCTTTCCAATCCTATACCAATTCACTCCATCAATAGCAGAAATCATTGCATCAAGCAAACCTTTCGCCCATGTATTCAATGTTCTTGCCAAAAGAGTAAACTTGAAAGTTTTGAAAAATTTATTAATCCCTGCTGCAATAGAATTTCCAAAATTCTTCCAGTTAAATCTCGTTCCAAAAGAATTTAAAAACTCCAATGCAGTATTCAATGCCCCTGCAATCGTTTTTCCTACATTTCCAAACAGTCTCGGATTGATAAGACCATTAAGGAAATCTGCCAAGCCTTTGCCGAAGTTTTTTGCCTTGGAATAAATTTTATCCCAGTTAATAGACTCCATAGCTTTTGATAAGGCACCACTGATGTATTTTCCAAGTTGTTTCAGATTTTTAATATCACTTTCGTAATTTTTGAAAATAGTATCTGTCTTGACGAGTTTACCGCCACTGGCACCACCGGATGCACCGCCGCCGGAACCGCCCGAACCTTTTTTTCCAGAACCATCATTTGTTGTAATCAGTTTCAATTCGTCAAACTGACGGATGCCCTTATTCATCTTGTCAATGTTCTTTGCCGCCTGTCCGGTACTGTCCGCAACATCATCTGCGCTTTCTGCCGCATCTGAAAAACTATCCGCAAGACCTGCACCGGAATCCTCATATTTCCATCCGAAGATTGCGCCTAAAGCGTTTGTAACCTTTGTAACAAAGCTGATAACAACCAGTAAAACGGAATTGAGCGCTTTTACGAATGGTTTGAAAGCATTGATTAATGCTCCACCAATAACACTGCCAAGCTGTTCAAACGACTGTTTTAAAATTCTGATCTGGTTCGCCCACGAATCAGCCGTACGCGCAAAGTCTCCCTGCGCTGCCTGCGTATTGGCAAGGACGTACTGATACCGGAGCATTGTCTTTTCAGCCTGTGACATAGACGCAATATCAGAATCTAATCCCTGTTTCATCGCCCACTCTTTAAGGGTTACCTGTGTAAGATCAAGACCGTAATCTCTTAATGGACGTGTCTGTCCGGTAAATATTGCAGCTAAATCCTGCGACACAACATCCTGATCTATGTTATACAGAGATGCCATATCAGCAGTTAATTTTGTTAAATTCAAAGACACATCAGCCATGGAATCAGACAAACCAATATAGCCATCTGTCTGTTTGTTCAAAAACTCATTGGCTTTCTTTATTAAACTGCTGTCAATTCCCATGGCTGTTCCCATTGCTTGGAATCGGCTTGCCGTCTGTTTCAGTGTCAGTTCTGACATACCGAACTGACGTATAGAGTCTTGTGCAAACTCATTGACTTTCTTTGACATGTCCCCAAAAGTAACATCAACAACGTTCTGAACCTCTGTTAATGCCGATGATATGTCGATTGCATTTTTTATTCCTCTGATCGCTCCGTACAGACCAAGATAAATCCCCATAGAGGACAAAATCTGTCTTGTGAATGACTTGAGTCCAATCAATGCTTTCCCTGTGGATGTCTTAAATCCAAGGAAAGAACCGGAAAGATTACTGATGCTGTTATTTAATCCAGTAATCGCACCGCCAGATCTGTTTGAAAGATTTCCAAGTGCCTGTGTCATTTGTAAAATATTTGCGCTTACATTTGGTGCTTTTGAGAGTGTCTCAAACAGATATTTAAGGTTGTCAGCAAGCAAAGGTATATTTGTTACTGCACGTCCGCTTGCAACACTTCCAAGCCTTGATATGGCTGTTACAAGGTTGCTCATATTGGTCATATCAAAATTCAATGCACCTATCTTGTTCATCTGGCGTACAAAGTTTTGTAACTGCGCAGATAAAGCCGGCAGATTCTTTGTCGCCTGTGTAGATGCCTTGCCACCAATTTTTGACAGTGCCGACACCATGCTTGTGAGTCCGCTTGTATCAACAGCTTTAACACTTGCTATTCCAGATGCAAGATCTCTCACAGCAGAAGATATTCCGTGGATAGAATTTGCATCAACACCAGAAAATTTATTGAGTGCCCGCACCATTGATGTGATTTCCGAAGATTTACCACCTTTGAATCCGGTAGCCGCATCGGAAATGCTTCTGATTCCGCTTGCAATATTTGAAAGTTTTGCAGTGTCAAACGATATGCTTTCCCGGAGCCTATTCATGCTGTTTACAAGGCTTTCTATGGAATTACTTGCTTTTGCAGAGTCAGCTTTGATTTTTATTTGTAATTCATCAATGTCTGCCATATATGCACCAACTTTCTATGCAAAATAAAAAGACGGTAGGCTGTGACACCTTACCGTCCTTGATCTACTCTTTTAATTTTTCTCTTGTAACCGGTCCGCATTTCTTATCTACTGTAATTCCGACTTTTTTCTGGAATGTTCCAATACCGGTCGCCGTATCATTTCCAAGAATACCGTCCACATTACTGTTTCCCTTTTTATCTTTTTCATCCAGGCATCCGTGATAAATAAGCTCCGTCTGAAGCCATCTCACATCATCCCCTCTCATGCAAGGGAATTTTTTCTTTAAAATCCTTGCAGGTTCCGGGTATGGGTTTAAATGATCTTTTACATTTTTTCTAGGGTTTCCGCTTGTCACAATCGCTGTATGACCTTTTGTTTTTGTGACAAGAACATCTCCATTGTAAAGAACCATTCCTGCCGCATAACCTCCAATGTCATCAAACATGCCACTAGAAAGAAGTACAGATTTTTCATTTGCTGTGGTGAAATTTCCAACATCTTTTCCAGTTGCATGAATAATGCATGCACGTACCGTTGTGCCGCAATCTGCTTCTGTTTTTACTTTTGAATTAATACCATATTTGACAATTCCAAGCCGGTGTCCCTGACAGTAGCCAATATTATCATTATTGCACGCTGTAATCATTGATTCTGCCAGTTTATCCGCCATATCTTTTGTTTTTGGTCTTAACACATACCATCCTTTTTTATGAACATAAAAGTTTTGCATACTTACTTCTGTTCCGGTCTGATCTCCCGGTCTCCCACCGGTCAATTTCCCATTTTCATCATGTCTTGCAGATCCAATTCTCATATTTATACCTCCAAGTTCTTTTCTGGTTTTGGGTGGCTCAACTCATAGTTTGACTGCATGACTTTAAGTTTTGCCACAAATAGCTCTCTCTGTTTCTTTATTTCTTCTTCCGTCATTTCTGAATCATCTTTCCCTTGTTGCTCATTGATTGGTTTTTTAATATACTTTGATTTTGCTTCTCGTCCGGCAAGGCAATGTTCTACTGCCACCGATACCGCAGACAATCCGTATGTTCCAAACCACATCCACATCTCATTGTCTCTTTGCTTTTTATCTAAGTTGTAAGCATCCGCATAAGGCTGTAAATCAGCCGGGCAGGACGTGTCTATGTCACGCACGGTAAATCCATACCCTTTTGTAACTAAAAGCCAGAATGGGCGGATTTCCGCACAATATGTTCCCCATGTAAGTTCTCTCTGTTCTTCTACTTTTTCCTCGGAGTTTTCTTCTCCGCTTCTTTCTGATCTGCTTTGAGCAGTTTTGATAAAAAACCGTTTTCAAGCAGCTCCGCTAAAAGTGCATTGTAAAGTACCTGAACATCTGCATCTTCTCCGTCAAAGTAATCATCCAGCATGGCATATACTTTTCCAAGCTGCTGTTCCTTTTCTCCCTCGTTTTCCGAATCATATCCAAACTCTTCTTTATGGAACTTCTGTGCTCCAACAAGAATTAACTCCGGCAGGAATAAAAGAATTTTATCAATTGCTTCAATATCTGTAATCTGGTCTAATTCTGCTACCTTTTTGATAATCCCGCTTTTGACGGTTGCCTCATATCCAAACTTGATCTGTAATTCTTTCTCGCCAAATTTTAATTTTGTCATTTTCTTTCCCTTTCTCCCTCTCATATAGGGAAATGGCAGTCCGAAGACCGCCCTGTTCTTTTAAATTGTTTCTTCAAGCTCTGGCTCGGTTGTCTGGTTATCGTCAGCCGATCCAACCGAACTATTCGACTGACGTGTTATTCCCCCGGTGTAAAAGCTACAGCGGTGTCCATGCCCTTGTATTCTTCAATGGTAAGATTCATTTCAACCGTCAAAAGTTCGTTCTGACCAATCTCCGGCTGTGGAATCTGCTCTGGCGGCTGAGCCACAACAAAAAACGCTTCGGTAAATCCCGGGATAATCGTTTCAAACCACATTCTTTTCCCGCCGGCAAGCGCCTTATACGCCGTGATAAGTGCTTCCCACTCTTCCTTTGTGGCATCCGTAAGGTTTACCGTGATAGGGAAAGAGCCACCGGTATCTGCGCGACCCTTTACATATCTGGTAATAGCATCTTCTAATGCAGATGCGTCAATCTGTTCCGGCTCAATGTTAATACCGCCGATTGCGTTAATTCTTGTAAGCTGTTTAAACGATGTAGGCTTTGTTCCGGCTGTCGCTTCTGTGCCATAGCCAAACGTAATTCCTAACGTAGACAATCCTGCTTCTGCCATTTTTACCTCTCTTTCTACCGCCAAATAATGCGGTTATCGGGCGCATCTTTTTGCACCCGGTGCATAAAAAATAGAGCCTTTCGGCTCTTTTACATCAATCTGTCGTTGGCTCCGATTATCCGCCGGAACCTTGCAACGCTTCTAAATTTTTTCTCACTGTCATTTTTAAACTCCGGCATTGCTGTGATTTGAAATCGCATCTGTTTAAAGGCATCAGCTAAAATAGCCATAATCCCTTTTGCATCGCTCTGCTTTGTGTTTGTAATGACGTCAACCTGTATTGTTTCCTGCACCGCATTTACGGATGTGCCCTCTAAATCTGCCCCACGTTCAAGCCCCGGCATCTCGTGAATGTAAATGGTCGGGAAAACAGGGTCTTTATCAAGGTTCTTTTCAACCGTTGTAAATGCAGTGTCAAAATTCATGCTTTTGTATTTTTTCTTGAGTTTTGGTTTGGCTATCGTTGCAACATTGGAGAAAATGTTTATTTCAAGGTCAAATACCCACTGGTTTCCTGCCATTATCCAAACACCTCCTTCGCTGTCTGTGTAACAATCTGCCGCAACTCATTTGCGGTCAGATACATGAATGGTCGGCTTGGCATTCCCTCTGTAAACCACCAATCGCCATTGTCGTCCTGATAAAACCATCCATATCTTCCATCTGAAATCTGATGGATAGTTTTTCCACTTGCATACTGCCACGAAACGCCATCCGGCAGTTTCCCTGGATAAGGATTTTGCTGTCCTACGGTTCCTGTTCCAAATTCAACAAACATTGCATGGTCCGTCCCGGCAACTACCGCCCATATCCCGCCTCCTTTGGTACTTCCCTTGTATTCTGAATGAATACTGGAAATCAATTCTGATGTGAATATTGCGTCAAGGTCAGCAATTTGTACTCTGGCAATCTCTACGCCCTTTTCCGCGAGTTTTTCTGCCAATAGCTGGCATTTATATGTCAAGCTGTTTTTATAGGCTCTAAGCTCTCGTATGGCGTTCTGAATAGACTTTTCAGACAGGCTCATTGTGATTACTTTCTTCCCCATGCCACACCTACTTCACATTTTTTTGTAACAAGAACAAATCAACCGTCAATCCCTCGTCTGCAACACCTTTTACGATGTAATCAGCCGAATTTTCATCAACGATTGTATTCTCTTCATCTTTGTACCTTACATCTGACCGTTTCCATACCAAGGAGCCGACGCTCAATGGAAGTTTCCCTTTGTCCTCGACAATCTGAACAAAGTTTGTGGAATTGTCAACGCCAAACTCTTTTATAAGTGCTTCACTCAACTTATTGCTGATTGAAGAATAAAAAACCACAGGCTTCTCATAACCTGTGGTATACTCTCCGGTTGTTTTCGGTATTTTGTTTCCATCCTCATCAAGGTAATAAATTACATTTCCATCAGAATCCGTGTACGAAGAATATTCGATGTTACCATCATCATCCGTCACATATACCGGCACCTTGCCGCTTTGCTGCGAATAACTCATTTTTTGCTTATTGATCTCAAGCATTTCACTTCACATCCTTGCCGAACCGTTTCCACAGCTCAGAAAGCTTTTCCCATCCATACATTGCGACAAACGCAACAATAAATCCTGCAATAATAGCTGCCAAGATCATATACCATAAAATTGATGTCTGGATGTACTGCATGTATGCCACAAACGCAGCGACCGTGATTCCGATAGAAAGAACAAATACCAAAATGTCCGTTGGAATCTTAGAAAATACGCCTACACCTTTGATTACCTGTGTTACCACAGACACAACAAATGCCAGCGCACCAATGATTGCCAGAATAATTGTCATATTTGCAATTACAGACTGTATAATATCCATGATTAAACCTCCTTTTCATCATTAAGACGGGTTTCTATTCCGTCAATTCTGTGATGAGCCGATTTCACACTTTCCTCCACCTTTATGATTCTGTTGTCATGAGAATTTATTTCTTTTCGCATCTCAGATACTTCATTTTTGATCTCGGTCGTGTTGTTTGAAATGGCATCCAACTTCATGTTAATGCGTGTGTTCTCCCTCACGCGTTCTTCAAGATCCGTGTTGTCTGTCCTTTTGTTGCTCTTCAAGCCCATAAAGACGGAAAAACCAAGCGACAGCACGCTTATAATGATTGCTGTTGATATTTCAATCGTCAAATCATATACCGCCTTTCATTTTTATGGCACACCGCCCACCACCGCTCAATGTGTGCCGCCTGCTACGTTTTGCCGACGTCGGCAAAACGTAACGCACAATCTTCTAACCAGATGGAATCCCATACGGTTAGAATGCTTTTACAAACGGAAATACTCCAACAAACAAGCTTTCCCTGTCTTTCCAGCTACGGCTTACGCCGTTTTCTGAATAACTTGCCATATAGGCTTCTCCTGCCTGTGAATGGTCGTACAAGGCTAAATTGACGATTACATCCTCAAACTGTTTCAAGTCTTCGGATATTTTTTCATCCGTGTAGCTTTCCGGGTAATTCCGCTTGCTTACCACTTCATTTCTTGCCTGCTTGATAAGCTGTTCGATGTAAGGATTATCTTCTTTCTGGTCGAACACGACAACATCAGAAGTAACACCATCTTCATCCGTAACGGTTTCAATATGAAATTGTTTCAGTCTGATTTTGACCTGCTCTAATGTTGTATATTCGTCCATTCTTCCCTACCTATAATCCGAACTGCTCGATCAAAATGCGTTTCAGTTCCGCTCCACTGATTTCTTCTGCACCCTCGATCCCATGTTCAGCGGCAAGTGCCTGTAAATCAGCAGTGCTCATTCTGTTAATCTCTGTCTTGGTGTACCCTCCGGAAGATTTCTCTCCCAGAACAATGTCCGGGATTTCATCTCCTGCTTTGTACCATTTTCCATTGCGCTTTACCGTGTATTCAGCAATCATACCGCACCTCCTACGCAACTTTCATGACAACAACGCTGTCCATGCCCTCAAAAGTAGGCAATCCGATCATTGACACAACGCAATGAGTGTTGATCGGATGATTTGTTGCGTATGTATACACCGAAATACCGGTTTCTACAATAGAAAGGTTTCCGTCTGTTAAACTTCCGCTTCTCTCTTCCGGTGTCTTTCCAAAGACATAATCTCCAAGGTACACGCCGGATGCCTGCGCTGAAATAACTCCTGTAGGAATAAAATATTTGGTGGCACCGTCTGCCGGGTCGATGTAAAGTTTGTCGTAAACTTCAATCTCGATGCCGTATCCTCTAAGATACTCTGTAACCTGCCCCTGCTGTAAACGAATACCTCCATTGTAAGCAGTAATTCCAAGCACCTGTTTCTTTGTGTCTTCTGCCTTAAGAACCATCTCCCACGTTTCTGTATTCATGCTAAAACGTGCAAGGGAATATCCGGTTTTCTTTGCAAACTCACGTTTAATCTCGATAAGGTCATCAAGTGGCGTTGCTGTTTCGGATGCAGACCATTTATCGGTATCGCTTCCAGAAATATCCTTGTAATGGTCTCTCTTGTGCGATACTCCATTATCGGAAGTATAATCAACATAGTAGCTCTTGCCACCAATTGTTACCTGTACTCTTGGAATACCATCAGATGGTGCTAATAACTGCCAAATCTGGCGTTCCGGCACTACTCTTGCTCCTTCAATAAGCATCATCGGTTTTTTGCTGATTTCTCTAAGCACCTGGTTTGCCATGTTGGAATTTTCTGCCGACTGGTAATTTGCATACTCCTGCTCTTCACGCTCTGTTACCATGTAAGATTCACGGTAGAACGGCATCTCGTTCTGAATATCCGAAAATCCACCGACATCTCTTAACTCTGCCTGCGCATCAAAATTGGATGCCTTTAAGGATACCGGAAGACCGTTTTTCCCTTTGATAAATCTAAGTTCAAGGCTGTCCTGTTTTCTGGTTCCAAATTTCTGTCTACCTAAGTAAGGTGCAGAACCAAGCGTTTTTTCATAATTATTCCACATAACCCCAAGACTTCTTGCGGTAAATGCTTCTGCTAATGGTAATGCCATTCTCTAATACCTCCATTTTTTAATCAAAAAAAGTAACACGCGGTGTTGCTGCTTTTGCAGTTGCTTCCACTGTCACTCCGTTCGCTGTTACCTTTGCGCTGTCAATAGAACCCTGATATACATAAGTTCCAGGCGCATCTCCCATTGTTACGTCAACATCTTCCAGAAGATACCCTTTGCAAGATTCGTCATTGCTTGGGAACGGTGTCCCTGCCTTTGCAATCTTCTTTCCGTTTGCATCGGCACTTGACACCATTGTCTGCGGAACGATACACGCCGCACCCTCATAAGGAAAGAATTTTAAAATTCCTTTACTCTGTGTAAAGTCTCTTTCAATCGGTTTTCCCATAATTTACCTCCTATAAAACATAATGGTCTTTGGCTTCTGCACTTTCTGCAGGTTTGCCAAAACTGATTTTTTCTGCGTTCTCTACGTCCGCAGTTTTTTTATTTTCTCCACCTGCAGTACCGCCGCCCGGATTTTCAGAATTATTTGCAATCTCCTGTTCCTTTGCCTGCGCTGCCGCGGTTTCCTTTTCGGCTGTAATCTTTCCAAGAGCGTCATAATCAAGGCTTCCATTATCCTTGACAACGGATTTTGCCTGCTCTGCATTGATTTTTAACTTTTCCATCAATGCTTCGCGCTGGTCTCTAATGGCGTTTTTCTTCTGCATATCTGCAATCTGCTGATTTGCTGTCTCTAACGCCTTGTTTGCTTTTTCAAGTTCCGTGAGGTTTCCTGCTTCCATTTCATCCAGCTTTTTCTGCAACTCATCTGCGCTGTCTGCCTTTGCCTTAAGCTCTGCTGCTTTTGCCTGTTCTCTCTGTACGGCACTGCCGTAATCAGCAATGATTTTCTCAACATTTTCCTCACTGATACCCATTGCAATTAACTCTTCTCTTTTCATTGATTACCTCCGATATGTCTTTACGAATTTTTGCGGTGCAACGACACCGAATGACACTGTTGATTTTTACGCTCACAACTTTGCGAATTTTTATAAAATAAAAACAGCCACCGATTACTCGGTAGCTGTCTTATTTTGCTGTTTATTTAATTGGTTTACAATTTCCTGTGCTTTTTGTTCCTGCTCTTCTGCATCATCAATGGTTTTCCACAACGCATCTATATATGGCTTAGACAAGAGGAATGTCTTTTCAGCATCTCCCCAAAGCCCCACCGTTTTAATGGCAATAAGAGGATGTATGCCGCACTCTAAAAGCTGATATAGTGTTTGCGACTTTGTATACATATTGTCTTGCGGGCTATGATTGATTTGCACATCAAAATCCCTCATTGACAATTTCAAATCCTTGTCCTTAACGCGTATTACATTTAAGACAACTTTTGCAAGTCTCTTCTCTGCCGATTTCACAATTGGGTCTTTTAATTTTGCTCTTGTCTTTGAAAAATCCCATCCAGCCCTTAATGATACTGCTCCTTGTGTATCTCCTCCAGAGTTTTGGGACTCTCTGTTTGGTATTGCTAATATTGCCAAGGCATTGTCCCACAAATCATCTTTTGCCACCTGACACTGGCTCTGATTTAGTTCCTGCGTCATAATCTCAACATCGGCTTTGTTATCCTTGTTATTGGACTTTACCGTCAAAGCATGGCTCATTTTCATCTCTTCAAACGTTTTTGGGTCGATTTCACAGTTCACAAACTTAACCCAGTACTGAACAAACTGCTCAATTCCATCCATTCTGTTTGACTGCATATTGTTTATGGCATCCAAAATACCTATGACAAGCTCAATATCAGAAATTCTCTCATGATTATTTGGAAACTCAACAATAGGTATACTTCCAAATGCGTGCAATTTCCATTCAGAAACTACTCCATTTTGAATTTTGCATGAATAATTGTCTGTATAGCACAGTTTGTACCATCTTCCATCTTCGTCCTTAAGCTCCTGTACGGCAATCACCGGTTCTTCCGTACTCCGATTATAAATAACACAAGTATTCATCGGAGTAGGGGCAACAATTTGAAATGGTATTTCTCCATTTGCAAATCTTACCGCCTTAAAAGATGTTCCGGTTGCTGACTGCCACTCTCCTGCTTTAATGTCTTTTTCCTGTTTATTCGCATCCACAAGATAGTCATTCAGCGCATCCACTGCCCGATTAATTTCATCATCATCTTTTCGACTGATAAACTGTATTGGCTCGCCATATGTCTGTCCTACTTTGAACTGAACAATCTCATACGCATGATTTTCTACTATTTTGTTTGTAATATCAGCATTTTGCACCTTTACACGGTATAAAACAGGCTGGTCACCTTTGTAATATCGCCAAAGATATTCTATGATGGTTTTGTTGTAATAAAAATTTCCGATGCAGTCTCCCACCACATTGACAATATTATCTGCTGTGATGGTTTCAACATCTGTATATAAAATTTTTCTACCATAACAGCCTTTAACAAGGTCTTGGAGAGATTTGTCATTTCTCATTTTTTTCTCCTAAATAAAGGTCATTCCGCTGGATGTTGCACGAAACGGAAGAGATTTTAATTCCGTCTTCTCATTCTCCGGATAAAATACCACTTTTTTGTGACATTTCCTACATTCCACAGAAATGTTCATTGTTGAACGCCCATCGTGCGTGGCAACTTTTCTTCCACACCGCGGGCAATATATTTTTTTTGGTGTATATCCCATAAAATCCTCTTTTCTTTGCAAAAGAAAAAGCACCGGAGATTTCTCTACGATGCTTTTATAAATTGGGGGAGGTGAAGTATTCAACTTTTGTTGCTTTCTTCGATTATAACTATATCAGAAAAAAAACGGACATATCGGACAACTTTACTCTTTCATAAATCTATCGAACGCTTTTCTCACGCTGTCTTCTGTGTTATTGCCTCCTATTTGGTCGGCAACCTTATTCCAAGATTGATTTTCTAAAAATCTAAGGTTAATTATTCTTCTAATTCTGCTATCTTTTATATTTGCAATAAACTCTTCTACTTCATTTGTTTTTTCAAGAAGTTCGTTTTCCAAAATTTCGAGGGTGGTTTTTCTGGAATATAACAAGGTTTTTTTGTGCCTATATTCTGGCAATGGTATTCCTTCTATTTTAAAATGTTGGTTTCCACCATTTCCGCCAGAAACGCTATCAATAACCGTTCCTTCCTGCTCAATTTTTTCTATGTATTTTTCAAGCTTTTCAATTTTATTCCTTACTTCTTTTACTTCTTCTCTTAAATCTAAGTATTGATTTAAAATATCTTTGTTTACCATATCAATACCTCCTAAACGGATTTACTGCCGCTTCTACTTTGGCTACGTTATTTCCATTTGTCACTCTAAGCGCAAAGTTTGAAAATACATCCGGCACATCATCCAACTGCTTTTTACCGGACACTGAATATCTCTTGAGAAGAGACATCATTACTCCATATGGCTCATTTTGCTTATATAATGATTGGTCTTTAAATATAACGTGCTGTAATATCCAGTTAGAGCACTGGAAAATCCTTGCTTCCTTGTTTGTCTCCGTCGGTGTGTCAGTAATGTTACATATCCATCCTTTTTTTTCGACACGCTTGTTTACTTCCATTGCGACACGGTCTCCGCCGGCGTTTCTCTCAAATTCACATTCCTGCACTTTGTTGTTTGTCAAAACATTTGCTGCATTTTCATACTGCATCTCATAATCTGCCGTGTTATCGCAAACACAATCTACACAGTAGTAATCCTCTCCGTATTTTTGCAATACCGGCAAAACAAAGTAATCCGTTCCTTTTCCCTTTGTATCGCATTGACCGGTTACAATTTCTGGCTTTCCATGCGGCAAATTAAGATACCGGCGTATTTTATCTTCCGGAAACAGCAATCCCTCTCGCTCAATCGGCTCCTGTTTGTAGAGACAGCGATATGATATGTCGTCCATCAATAATTGCTGGTCTTCAAAAAATTCTTTCGTAAACCCAGAAAATTCATAGTCAAAGTTGCTTTCTCCTGTAACTGGGTCTACATCCGGTACCGCAATAACCTTTACTCTCGGATTTCCCTCGTACATATTTTGGATGCGCCCTATGACGTCGTGTACGCTCCATCTTGTGGCAATATGTATTTCCTTGCAGTTCTTGCCGTCCGTGTCCTGTATCTTTCTCTGGCGGGCATCTACGGCATATTTATCCCACAATTTATCAAGGATAATGGGATTCATTGCTTCTTCGATACCGCCTATCATATCGTCAACCAGTAAAAACTTAGAAGCCCTTACTTTACCTGCATTCTTACTACCAACAGACGTACATTGTACGGATGGAAACGATTTGTACTTCCCGACATTAAACTGCTCCATCTTTGCATTTGTGCTTGTCACTGAAAGATCCGGGAAAATTTCATTCCATGTATATTCTTCCGTATTTGTAACAATATCGTACACACCGTCATAGTACATTCTGGTGATATCTCCACTGTGCGAATAAAAAAGACTGAAATCTCTAGGGAACCATCCGGCAACAAGCGCGTGAAACATTTTTTCAACCGTTGTTTTACCCGCACCTGGAACAAGGGATACGCACAGGATGTCATATCTATCATCAATCATGCCTTGCAGCGCATCTATGAGTCCGATTTTTAAGAATTGCTTTCTTCTTGGCATGTAAAACCGCTCTTTAGGCTCTCTCTTCTTCTCCAAATACTGGAAAGCACTATCCACAACTTTGTTTTGCGCTTCTAAAAGCAAAATTCCGTAGTATTTGTCCAGAATTTCATAAGATACCTTGTTTTGGAATGAATATTTCTCTAAATCCCACGGTGTACCGCCAGTGGATTGAAAGATAAACTGCTCCGTCAGTTCTTTCGCTCTGGCAGAAACCTTTAATCCATACTCAACATCCTTTTCCGTCAGAATGGCTACCCTTGCCGCTTCTTCCATGGCATCTATTACCTGTTCATCAACGCCATGCACCTGTATGTAATTTTCATATCCATTTACTGTGGAAATTAGGCTTGAACTTGCCAAAAGAAAAGCACCTCCGCAAAAGCAGAAGTGCCTTAAGACCTCTGCCAATAATTTTTGTTGGTTAGCGACTAACTCCATTTGTTAGCCGGTAATATCATCTAATCAATATCCTCAATACTTTCTACAAAGCAGTTATAATAGAGATTTCTGATATTTTCACAATATCTCCCTAAATTCTTGCAACTACGTGTTCTTTTGCAATTTCTTCTTTTTCCGGTTCGTAAATAACCGAACCGTTTTTATCAGTCTTATACTTATCAAATTCACAAGAAATTTTTATGTATGGGTATCTCAATGGCGTGCAGTCAGCATGGAAATCAATATTATACACTCCCTTTTGCCATTTTCCGTTAGCATAAATCTTTGTGTAACCGCCTTTTCTAGTTTTGATTATGATTTTTGAACGTGTTTTCTTCATTTCCAATGCACCTTGAACCCTTTCGCCGTATAATTACCAACTGCCTGTTTCAGCTCTTCCTTGCTTTTATATTCCTCTCGAAGCATGATTGCTACCTTGTTCTTCTCAATGGCGTATATGCCGCAGGTAACCGCTTTGCTCGCCGTATCAAGAACTGCTTTGTACTGTTTGCTGTTCATCTCGTATGTGCTGTTATTGATATTGACAATCATGCTTCATACACTCCTTCTCTTCCTTATGAGTTTGCATCAACATTTTTTAGATATTCAATGAAACTCATTTCAGCCCCCTCGCATGTTAAACCTTCAATAGGATTTTTGTGATAGTTTTCACGAAAATACCTCAATGCCTGTTCTTTTTCTTTTTCTGAATAAGAGTCCCATTTTGATATCCCAGATTTGTTTTTGAAAAATTCGCAATCGTGTTCTTTATAAGCAAATCCTACTGGAGGAATATACTTTTCTGGATGGTTACAAAATTCTATCGTTTTTTTCAAAAATTCATTCCATTCAATTCCAAAATAAGCACATTCATAGCATGTCATTCTTCCACCAACTTTCTACCACACATCGGGCAAAATTCAATTTCCATTGCTATCGCTACGTTCATTCCATTGCTACAACATTTAGCATACTGTGGACATTTATCAATATGGCATTGAATAACATTTATATAGCCCAATTTTTTGATTTTAAATTCTCCATATGCAGTTTTATATGATTCTTTCCCATTGCAAAAATCACACATTTCAATTACTTCCTAATAAACCTATGTTCACAATCTTCCAAAGTTGTTACTTCTATCATTTCCGGTTCATGTCTGCAAATCCTTCCGTTTGAATCAATATATGGTTCCAGTTCTATCTTTGTACGTAAACCATATGGAGTTTTGCAATAAGGGCACGCTTTCTTGTCACTTTCAATTGGTGCGCCACAATTTACACAGTTTAAAATCATGCTCATACCTCTAATTAAAGCACCTTACTAAGCGGATATACAAAATTGATGTGGCGTGGATTTGCACCACGCAGGAGTGTACAATCTGGTCATCTATGTTGTCGGTTTCAACCAATTCTCTACGACAATTCCGTTTACCTATTCCGTCACACATCAACACCCAATTTTGTTCGGGCAAACGCAGTGTGTAGGATTCGAACCTACAAGGCGAATAAACGCCCGACCGGATAGCAACCGGCTCCAATTCCATTATGGGAACACTGCATCTTGATGGTGCGATTTCTTAAACAACCCATCCATTACAACTGTCTACCACGCACCTGCCAAACAGTGTTTTTAGGGAGTTGAGTGAAATAGGGAAGAGAGGAATCGAACCTCTATTGTTTACCACTTGGAAACTGATTTACAGTCAGCCGCAACACCGCCAATCGTTGCCGCTTCCCCAAAATGCGCGGACACCTCACTCCATATCTCTGTACGCGACCGCGCTACGCATACAGTATCAGATCAGCTCGGCACCATCGGAACGGAAGGATTCGAACCTTCAATCCGGCTCTCGTTGTTGTTTTCCGTGTACACGCCACTTTTACCAATTAAGCTACGTTCCGAAACCGCCATCAGACGGTTAGCAATAATGTTTATCGTGCCATGCGTTGCACTAGGCATACAAAATGCCGATTACAGCCAAACCATAGAGCGCATGCAAGCAAACAGCATAATTTGACCGCTTAGACAGGCAAGGATTCGAACCTTGCATTATCGGCTTCAGAAAAGGTGTGGTTGCTGACTACGGATGATCGCCCGTCTGCCACTTGGCAACACTCTTACCGATAGGTTTCTTTACCTGCAATACCCATTCTGCCACTGCCTAACTATATGGGGGAATTATATCTTTGACAGCTCAGGCACCGTGGGATAGGCACCCGAACTATCAAGTCTGACTGCTATATGGATTGCTTGTCAGCAAATTACGGAACGATCATCATTCATCACCATATAGTCTTACGCCTAATGCCGCGCTCCGCGGCAAATACCACCGGACGGTCTCGCACCGTCCTTAACAGAATCGTCCTAGTGGCGAAAGGAGAAATACGAACTTTTCGTATTCCGAGATAAGCTTTACACTTATCTCTCAATCGGAACGGCAGGACTTGAACCTGCGACCGCTCGGATATAAGCCGAGTGCTCTACCATCTGCGCTACGTTCCGTCACAGCGCGCATAGCGCGCCGTTTATGATAGTATTTTTGATCTTTTTATTTTGCCGACGTCCACTAACACCGAATAATTGCTTACGCCGAGTTTTTTCTTGCAAAAACCGAATGCCAGTGGACTTAAGCTATACTGGATGCTCCGACTTCTCAGACTGGTGCTCAGCGTCACTATCCAGATTGAGTAAATCTCCGGTGCTGTCCGGTTCCTTTGATTTTGTTATATGTATTCTTTCCTCTGCACAAATGATAGGCAGCTGAAAGCAAATACCAAATATTGGACTATAAAACATTCTGTTACCTCCACATCAGAAACATGTTCAGCAACAGTAACATCACAAGTACCCATAATGCAATTGCTGTTTCTTTGTCTTTGGATTCTCTGCCAGATACAAATAGTATCAGCATAAAAATAACATCCAGCGTCGATATAATCGTTTTAATAATTACCATGGTTGTTTTCCTCTCACAAGTTTCTTTAGCAGGATTCGAACCTGCGAATACTGGAATCAAAATCCAGTGCCTTACCGCTTGGCGATAGCGCTATATTAACACTACTTTTCCGGCATGTAATAGACCATGTTATCAAATACAGTTATTCCCATACAAGGATCATTCATCTCAACGCATCTGATCGATATGTTTTTAGATACTGCAAACATTTCAGCCACCTGTTGTTTATCCATGTTTGTGCTAATAACTTGAAAAGCCGAAAATGCCTTGTGCATATCAGAGAATACTTCTTTTTCTCTACCTAAATTTGCATACGTCCCAATGGTAAACGTTTTTCCATCAACCATAGCAGTTATCATTCCATGATTTGCTGTGAATACCGCTCGGTCAAAATCAAGCGAAACGTCTTTGCTTTGTGATACTACTCTCATACTTTTCCATCCAATCTCTTTTTGTTTTTGAGGATATTTAAAGGACTTAGTAGCGCTGATTTTCTCAACCTATCAAACCCCCTCCCCCTCCATGCAGAATCATGCTTTGAACATTGATAAATTGTTTGAATTGTTCGTTCAATTCCATTCGTATTTTACAACTATTCGCAAAACCCTTGTTTTGCGTAATGTATCAACGATTTAATGCGCCTTAAGACCATTAAACACTGGGCTTTAAATTGTTTGAATTGTCTATCACGATTTCACCATTATCCGGGCTTGAATTGTCAAAGTTGTCCGGCAATCTCGCACAATTCCCGCTTCCCAGTTTTGGGAGCTCCGAAGCTGTCAACGCTCTTGCTCTGGCTCCCTGGTCTCTTACGCCGGGCATATTGAAGCCGCAGTACTTATTCAGTGACGGCATGTAATTCATGGGGTTTCCTTTGCCGGAAACCTGTAAACCTACCAAACTTTCCTCACGCATTTCGTCAATTTTTTTGCAAATGTCGGAGCCTGATGAGCCTAGCTGCACGCCGTTAACCCATCCGTTTAACGTGTCTCTGTGTATTCCGGTAAAGAATGTAAACCCAACAATATTCACTACTTTCTCGTAGTCATTACACAGGTCTATATATATATCTAATACCTCGTTAACCTTATCTGTATCATAGGCATTATTAATATTATTATCATCCTTTAGGTACTTTGGATTAACTTTAAATACATTCTCATAGACATATTTACAACAGTTATACCATCTGTTCTGCGATACTTTGCACATATCCTCTACATGTCTCTCTTCCATCCAGAGATTTATATACATGTCCACGTCGTTTATAAAAACATCTTCAAAAACATCAACGGTATTATTATTTATTTCCTGATTTTCAACTGCTGACATGTTATATATCTCCTCTCTCCAGTACTGGAATACTTAAAATAAAAAATGCAACTGATACAATCAGATCATGACGATCTCGACTGTACCGGCTGCATGAAGTCCGTTTCTTTCGGGACCTCGACGGCTGCCGCCGCCCGTTGCCCGAATGCGTTTTTAATTTAATAAAACAATATCATTCTATCATTTTCTTGTCAAGGTATATTTTAAAATTAAATTTTAAGCCTGTATATTATATATATTATTTATATAAATATACTGCCTTATTTATAATATATATTTTTAATATTACAAGAGAGAATATACTCTTTCTCTAACTCTAGTGTCTATATCTACGTTGCAAAAATGTTGCAATTTGTTGCAGAGGTGTTGCATTGCAACAAAACTAATACTATTCTATCATTTTTGTCCTGTCCGTAATAAAATTATCACTCTTGAAATTTTGTGAAAATTTAACAAAGATTTTCTACGTTTTAAACAAAAAAAGACAGCTATATTTCAAGCCGTCAAAATTTTTTAACCAGTGCCGCCAGATATTCCTTTTTCAAGAAAAACCTGTTTATTTTATCCGGTGCATCGTGATTTTCTTTTATGAAATTTTCAGCGGCTTTTCTTACCGCTGCCGCATCCGCCTTATTAATATAAAGTCCTAAATTATGATTTTTACCGGAAAATTTAATCTGTGCACACCATTTGTCACTCTTTTTATAATAATAAACGCCCTTTATACCGGATGAATTGTTTTTATTATCCGGGGCGTTGTATGAATTTAAGCAACTACCTTTTTCGTGTACAAGTTTATCCCTTGCGATGCCGATCGACTCCGCGGCGCGTTCACGCTGGAGACAACCGCATGACTGTACATAGCCGCCAGTTAAACGTGACGTGATATAAAAACACTCATTGCCACATGAACAGGCGCACCGCCATAATGTGCGCCCGTTCTTGTCCTTACCGACTTTTTCAACGACCTTAAGGCGACCGGTTTCGAACCCTTTCAAATCAACCTTTTTCATTTTTTTATCTCTCATTTTCAAGACGTGCCGCAATGTATTCCAGCACTTCTTTCTTTATCTCCGCCCACTCTTTACCGTCGATATAAATATACTTATCGCAGTTCTCACCGGAACCCGTCGGGGAATGATCTGAAATTCTCACGTCGAAGCTGTCAAGATAATCGCCGTTCTCGTCCTGAATTTCGACATTGATATAATTGCTCATGCCGTAACATCTGGATGCTTCATGATAACAGGACACATTTTTAAATTTATTTTCAATCTGTCCCGGCAATGCCTCACATCTTTTTTCAAGGTATGATCTGCATGTCTGGTATCTGTTTTTTAACGTATCAGTGTCAAATCTCATATCCGTTCCCTCCTGTGTACTGGTTCATTGCCTTTCGACAATATTATAATAGACTATTATCATGTATTTGTCAATAGTCTATTTTCATGTATTTATATTTTTTATAATATCAGTTATTCTTTTATCTATTCTACATGATAAAACAAAAAAATTCTCCTTGCAATTTTTATCCCTTGTACTGTTATACAGGTTTACTCCTTTCTGCTGCAAGCAAGCTATATAATAATCTTCGGCGCAAAGTCTTTCTTCACTTTTACATTGCCCGGGAATTTCTAATAATTCAATAATTTCAATTTTAAAATTATTGTCATAATCTTCCTGAAGGTCTTTACAGTAATGATTTCCAGCTTTTAATAAATTCACATGTGCTTTTGCTCTTTTTCTCAAGTTCTCTGTTTCTCCAATGTAAATTCTTCCATTATCTTTATTTATTATGGCATATATACCACCATTTCTATTTTCTGGATAAACAATATTCTTTTTCAAACAATCACCCTCTTTTATATTCCATGATGTCCCCTGGTTGACAATTTAAAAGTTTGCATAAATTACATATAACTTCGCAAGTCACATTTTCATTCTTTGTCAATTTTGCCACAGTGTTAGAATGTATTCCATTATTTTTTAACCACTGCTTATTAAGTTCCTTCTTATCCATAATCTGCCACAGCCTAGAAAAGTCTATTCTTCCATTATCTCCATAGTTAGCCATCTTTACACCTCTTTTCTTTTTATATATGATAATAGATTTTTCATATCATGTCAACGTCTATTTTCATGTATCATGTTGCACAACAAACCATTGTTTTATTCCGTCTATTATTGTGTATTTTGTCAATTGCTATTTAGTCTATTATCGTGTATTATAATCTCAACAGGAAAACAAAAAACACAAAAACAGGAGGGAACGATCATGAAAGTTAAAATTAAAATTGATGGAAAGATAAACGATACTTACACTTTTCAGCAACCAGAAGAGGGAAATATCCTTGACGAGCTGAAGGCGATCATCGAAGAAATGAAAGCCGGAAGAATTGAGAAAGTAGAAATTGAGAGGGAGGCGTAAACATGAGAGGAACAGGATTATTTATTAATTGGGAATCCGGAAATAAAAACAGTAATGCGATTCAGGAATTTGAAAAAAACGGCATCAACTGGGAATATAACCACTTTGGAACACTTACAGCCGACTTTTACGGCATCGGGATTTTTGAAAAGGTCGATTTTGAACATATCCAAGGCGATGTGTTTGAAATCTGCATAGCATAGTCGAAACCGCCCGCGCGGCGGTCTGGCGTAGGATTGCAACCTTGCCACTGATGAGACAAGCACGCACAATGAAAGGATGGTTGATTTTATGAAGATGATGACACTTGAAGAATCAAAAGAATACACACGCGAAAAATTGGCGCCATATTATGACCCTGAAAAAATAGAAAATATAGTTAATCAATATGTTTCCGTGGCGCGTCCGGGTGTTGTCTTAGTTAGAAATAAAAATGTTGGACTTATGGAACTGTATCTATAATTAGCCGCCTCAGAGAATGCACGCCGGATCACTACCGGCGGCGGTTTTTACCCAAAAGGGATTTTACTTTAAGGAGGATCTATAAATGACACAATTAGAAAATTTGAAAAACCAGATCAAGGAATTAGAAAAATCATGTGATGAAGCGCGTGATAGAATTAAAAACGAGAACCTGCCGTTTTTAAACATTTATGAAAACAGAGCTGCATTTTTTATCAACAAAATAGAAATCCGAAACGTGACAAATCAGGGAATCCGGGTTTGTATTGTTTTTGAAGATGAAAAAGAGCTTGCAATCGCGATTAGTGATTATGCAGAGAATATAGCGTTTTAAGCCGGGATCGTCCCGGCTTTTTCCAGTGTCCGGATATATTGCAGCTTGACAAGATACACGCTTGGTCATATAATGCGCTTAAATGAACACGTATAAGCCATTTTAAGGCTTGTGCAAGGCTATGCAGTGCTTTTTATACTCACGGTATAAAACCGCCTGTAAATCGCTTTTACGACGTTGCAAGCCTGTAAACACTGTGTTTATCTTGCCGCGTTGGCACTCCCCCAGGTGCACAGCCATGATGCATCCGGGAAACCACCAGGAAGCATCCGGGGCGCGTCTGGAGACATCACCGGCATCCCGCCGGGGTATGAAAATTCTGATTTCTGATCTCAAAATCGAGCCGTTTTCCAAGAAGAAAAAAATTCAAAAGTTGAAAAATGAGATTCCAACTGTGAAAAGACAATATGCACAGTAAATTATTATGCGTCATTTCGCAACTTGTGAAATTTGACTAATTCGTTCTCTTCTCTTCCTCTGACTCTCAGTCTGTTTCTGTTTTTTCTGTGATTTTGTTGTTCTTGTTCCCATTTGAAAACCTCTCATTGACCTTCTGGTTGCGTGATTTATAATTTACAATCTTTACATCGGTGTTTAATTCATCCGGTATCTTCCCGACGATCAACACTGTATGTGGCTGCAACATGTCGATCATAACTTTGAATCCCTCGCAAAACTCTATCCGTGCCGCCTTTGCCCGCACTCTTCCATTTGTGCATACAGCGATCACACCACCCTTACTGTACCCGGCAAAACAAAGATCATAATTATCTTTGTCCGGGATGCCTACGGACGGTATAACGCGGATCCCGTTCAGCAGCATGTAATGTGCAAGCGCATGATTCCGGTACACATTATACAGATTCAAAGCAAACGGCATACCACAATCGCCTGTAGCAATACTGAAATCCGGCATACAGACCGAGTGGAAACACTTCAAGTGCTCTAGGTATTTATCCGGGTTATTCCACAGTCTTTGAAACTTTGAATCGTCAATATAGAAATTCACATTTAATTTTCTATGCCCTTTTATCTTTTGTGAAAAGCTCTCTCCAAAATCTATGGAGTCCTCCGGCAAATAATCCAAGCTGCATGCCGGGACAATCGGGATCTGATATTTTTCATCAAGCTCCGCTCCATAGATCATATATTCTTTCATAACATCAAAAGATGTATGACATCCATTGTACAATACTATCACCCCAAAAACATTTTACTATTTTTCTTCTTGACAAACAACTTCTTTTGTGAAAAGCAAAGAACGTGCGGCGTAATCACTTCTGCTTAGTTCATTTATCAGCTTTTCCCTTGTCATTTCCGGGTTTGTTCTGTGAATATACCGCAGCAATTCATCTATTTTGTCCACTATGCTGCCCTCCAATCAATGTTTGACATCAGATCATCCAAAAGATAGATCAAATCAGTACCGTACAGGCTGATCCAGTCCGCAAGATACTCTTCCTGCTCAATCGGCATATGAATGTTATAGGAAAAGCAAAAACAATGACAAAGTTCATGAGCCAGTATTTTGCGCAAATAGCCATTTTTCGGTTTATCTGAAACATATATAGCCCTGTTGTTCCAATCTGTCACAGCAAGGCTGATAGAGCCATCAGATCGCATCAGCTTACTGCTTGCACCGCGGACAAATTTTATTTCCCATTCAATACCATTTATCACAAACATATTTTACCTCCAAAAAAAGAAACCACCAGCCAAATATCAGCCAGTGATTTCTAAATTTAAAGTTATTCTTCTTGCTCTTCAATCAACAAATAATTAATGTACCTTGTTGCTGTTCCAGCAAGTTCTTTGCTGTAGTCTAGCAAGTCCATCTTGTACTCCGGTTTATGCCCATATGTGACTGTATAGAACTTTTCCACAAGTTCTAAGTTATGTAAGTCAGACAATTCCACAAGAATTTTGTGATATAAAAATTTTCTCGTCCATCCGAACCGGTCACAGATAATTTTGAGTTTCCAGTTATTTTTATTAAACCATTTACCACTCTCTATCTTTTTTACGATGCTCCAGCGTGCAAACGGGTCTTTCTCCGTAATTTCAGCCTGCGGATTTTTCAGAGCCTGTTCCATGTCGTGGAAGCGATTGATGTATTGAGCCGTGAAAGCCGTTCCCTTAACTCCAGTCAGCTTGTGCGCGATAAATTCGCATCCTTTCTTGGTAATGTCATAGCATGGGCGTTCTTTTCCTTGCTCGTCCTTATAGGTGCTTTCTCTGAAGAAATCAGCCAACGCAATTTTGCGTTCGCTAACCAATCCATTATTGGCTTCGTTGATTTGCTTACAATAACGGTTGATGTCACGCATCAAATCACAATGTCTTTTCCCTACCATTCCCGCAACTTCCATACTGGTTAACGTCTGTTCTAATTGTTTCATATGAATATTGTTCATCAGCAAATCCCCCATTTCTTCTTAAATGAAAGTATCGTGCTCAAAATAAACTGTAAAAACTTCTCGTCCTGTATGCTCTGGATTTCCGTTATCAGCTGTTCTTTCATCTCGCACCGCCTTTCTTGTCGGATGCAAGGTTACTTGTAAAAATCCACACACATTTTAAAAAGTGTTCGCTGAGTACATTCAGATTTTTGGTAATTTCTTCAATATACATTTCTCTCATAGATTTTTCCTGCCTTTCGTTTGCTGTTTGACAACCATTCCAAAAAGCGGTATAATCCATGTATCAACCGCTTTTGGTGGCTGTAAGTGTAAGAGTAACCGTTACTTGTCTAGGGCTTCGGTTGCTCTTATTTCGTTATAGACCTTATCAATCCCTTTCATTACTACATCATATTGTGTCATTCCGGTCTTTTCACAGCAATATAGAAGTTTTTCTCTATCTTCTTCTGTTGCTCTTACTTTTATAATGTTATTTTTGGGATTATCTGTCGGTCTGCCTGTTCTTGGTGACACTGTTTCATCTCCTTTCTTTTGGGTACACATAAATATTAATATATGAGTACACAAAAGTCAATACCTTTTTGAAAAATTCCCAAATCCACAAATCACTAGCTGATATTCAGTTGTCAATGTTCAAACAAACAGGGGCATTTCTGCCCCTGCCATTACATTTTGGAAACAAGCGTTGACAGCTTGCTTTTTGTCATTGTGCGCTCTTCCGGTGTCATGTCGGAGATAAGTTCCGCCATATCCTCCGAAAGCTCTTTCATGTATCTTTCAAGGTCATGCATCTTTGCATCCTTGTCTTCTGGCGTATTGCCTTTGTGAAGCTCTTTGCTTTCCATGTAGCTTCTGCGGCTCATTCCGCTTTTACCCTCTCTGCGGTCACGCATACCGCCATCTGCCGCAATTGTAGGCTCTGTGTAATACATTTTGCCAGAGTGACGATCCATATCACGGTCGTGTTCCATTTCCCGGTACATTTCCGGTGTCATGTGCCAGTACGGAGGTTCTTCATATCCGCGGCGCGTACCTCTTCCCTTTGGCGCGAATCTGCCGTCTGCATACCGGTAACGGTCATAATACCGTCTGCCGTCTCCGTAACGCTCAAACATATCAAGAACCTGCTCTGGGTCTGATTCGTCCATTGATTTTGTAAGCGTCCGGTAATACATGGCTTCCGCAAGGTCTTTAAGCATGTCCGTGACTTTTCCCATCTCTTCTGTATCTACACATTCGATACCTTTTGCAAACTCACACTCTGCGCTTTCAGACAGTTTTTCGATCATTTCGTGCATTCTCTTAATATCCATAAAACCGCCCTCCTTACGCTTCCCGGACTGCAATTAAATTGCTGTTCTGAATTTCGATTGCCTGCGCAGACGTATTCTGTACCGCTACCGTAACACAACAACCGCGAGGGACGTCTACATATGTCTGCGCCGAAACGTTAAAGAAGTTTTCAACTGCCGCCGGTGTAACAATCATTCGAGTTGACTGCAACGGTTCTCCGTCAATTGCAATAGCCAGTGAAATAGCTTCAACTGTTCCACCGGTAGGAATTTGAATGTTTCCAGAATAAGATACCAAAAATCTTGCCCGGCACTGATTTGTAAGTCCTCTCAATTTAACAATGCCGCTTCCCTGTCTATGAACAATACATTTTGTTGCGCTTGCCGGAGTTTCTGTAAATGCCACATCTTCTCCCTGCGCAACAGTTTGAATTGCAATTCCTGTAAATTCTGCCATAATTATTTACCTCTCTTTCAAAAATAAGGGCAAACATTATAGTCTGCCCTTTGTGTTTATAAGCAATACTGCACAGCAGACATAATCGAGTTAAACTCAATTAAGATACTCAATTATTCAATTTTGTGTAGCAGCTACTTTTAGCAGCTACATCCTGTGTTGCATCCACAGCCATACGCATAAGCGTTAGGATTTGGAACAACATATGCCGGGATTGCAGCCGGATTTACAGCGTTGATGATCTGCTGTGTCTGCGCTGACATTGCAGTAGTGAGCAATGCAGACTGGCGATCCTGTGATGCGGCTCTTCTTAAGTCATTATTTTCTGCCTGTAAGGAAGAAATCTTTTCCTGACACAGGTAATCAAGGATTGCCCTTGTTCCTGCCTGCTGGCTGTCGATAATGTCTCTGGTGTTGCTGTTCATGGTGTTCTGTAATGCGCAAGTGTTCTGCGCCATATTGTAGTTCACACCCTGGATAGCTTCCCTGGTCTCGCAGCAGCAATTTGCCATCTGGGACTGCAAAGCGTTCTGCGCCTGCATAAGTGTCACGTTTGTGGTATTAAATCCCTGCTGTGTCTGGTAGCCAAGGTTGCAGATTGCATTGTCTACACCATGAAAACCGTTCATAATAGCAGTGTTCTGTGCGTAAAATCCATCACAGAGACCATTTGTGATACCATCTAACTTTCCGATGATAGCCTGTGTGTCAAATCCACGCTGGATTGCGGAGTCAGTGTATGCAGATGCTGTTGAACCCATACCTCCGTTTCCTCCCCAGCCATTGCCGCCAAAGCCGCCCCAGCCAAAAATCATAGCGAAGATAATGATAGCCCACCAGCCATCGCCGCCCCACATACCATCATTGTTTCTCCCGTTTCCTGTCACTGCTGCAATATCAGCAAGACTAGGAGATGCGTTTCCATTAAACATTTTGTTTACCTCCATCTGATCTATTTACAAATGGGATAACCGGTTATTGTGCGCGCAACCCAAAATGTACTAATGATTAAACATGCTCATAACTTTCTGTTTTGCTTCATCTACCGTAATTCCTCTTTCTTTACAGAGATTCTCTGCCATTGTCTTAAGTCCACCTGTATCTCCGCTTTGATACATTTGCATGGCATTTTTTGCCATAGGATTGTTTTGAACCTGCGGAGAATTCATCATTTGATTTAACAATAATTGTGCCGGATTCATTCTGGATCACTCTCCTTTTTTACCTGTGAAGTTTTTCTTTGACTGCTTGGAATTTTATCTAATCGGTTTTCTATCTGTTCAATCTTCCCAAAAAGTTCATCAAACTTCTGCATAAATGCACCTGTGCACTCGTCTGATAGGTCAAATTTCAATTTTTCAGTATCATGCGATAAATTGCTAACAGTATCATGCGAAACTGGCTTAAAAACGATTGTGCGGATTGTACCATCTGCATTCCAGCTTTTGGCGTATATTTCTGTCATATCCTGTTTTGGGAAAAATGCAACGCTGCCATCCATTGGCACATCATTGGCAGTGATGTTTTCTACCGCCGGAACTACTTTTCCATTTATGCCAAAAGTTTGAACCGGTATCTGCTGCTGAATTTGCTGCGGTGCCTGCATATAATTTTGTGTATTATCAATGCGTGGCTGATTCATATACGGATTGTATGCGTACTGCTGCCCGTATTGCTGCATCTGCTGATTATAAATCGGATTCTGGTATGCTCCGCTCATATTCATCCTGTTTGACCTCCTCTAAAACATCTTCTATTGCGTGTATGATAGACGACTGCGTTGACAAGTCCAAGGACTGTAACTCTTTTCTGGCAAAAATTTTTTCAAGAACTTCATCTGAAAACACCACCATCCCTCCCTTTGATTATATTTTTGCATAAAAAAAGGCGGCAAAACCGTCACGATTCCGACAGTTTGCCGTCAAAAAATACAACAAAAAAAGAACGCATTAAGCGTCCATACATCCGTTCGTGTTACCTTTAGTGTTACCTTTGATTTTGACCTTTAGAAAAGACACCATTCAAAAACTCCTTTCTTTCAGTAAAATCAAGGCTTCACAAGGTTTTCTTAAACAAAAATAAAGTAGCGGAAGGGAGATTCGAACTCGGTATAAATTCTCTCAAACCCGCATAAATACTGAATTTCTTTATCTCCAAAGGTGTTACCTCGTGTTACCTTTTACATTGATAATGCTTTTGCAATATATTCCTGCATTTCACTCTCTGTCTTGTTATTAAAATAGTAATGATCGAGAGTTGTTCTGATATCTGTATGCCCCATTTGTGTTTTTATTACCGATTCTGGAACATTTCCATCTATCAACTTTGTTGCATATGTCTTTCTTGCCTTGTGAATTGAACGTTCACCAATTCCTATTCTATCACATATCACATATAGCCGCCTTGTAAATGCCTGACCTTTTATTCGTTTACCGTTTTTCATAAAAATATATTGCCCAAATGGATTGAGCATTTTTATTTTTCTCATAAGTTCTTTGGTATCTGCGGTAATTATAACATCTCTAAACCCGGCATCACTTTTAGGAAAATTTTGAACATCAAATACATATTTGCCATTATCATCTCTATATCTTATTTCTGTCTTTGATATATGTATCTTATTTTCTCCGACATCAGACCATGAGAGGGTAGATATTTCCCCAACTCTCAATCCTGTTTTAAATGCCAAAATAATGCCAAGTTCTATCAATGTAGGCTCATCTTCCATTACAAATCGTTCAATTAAAAGTTCCTCATCCTTAGAAAATACCAATTCGCAGTCTGACTTATGGTTCTTTTTAAATGACTTTTCCGAAATTTCCAAATCACCCATAAAACTGGTTATGCTCAGGCTGGTATAATGTTTTTTCTTTGCATATTTGAAAATTCCGTTAATCAATATCCGCATATCAGAATAAGCTTTTTGCGTAAGTTCCAGTTTTGAAATAGCTGTTTTTATGAATGATTCCAATATTTCTTCATCAATGTACCGGATTTTTCTATTTGCAATCGGCAAATACTTATTTTCAAAAAATCTTTTAAAATTTGTCTCGTACTTGTCCTTTGTCTGTCTTGTTATTTCACCATATTCAAGTTTTTCAGAAATCCAATTAGAATATACCTGAATAACTGTAGGTTCATCCTCCTTAGCTTTATAGAACTTTACTATTTCATCTTCAATTGCTTTTTCAGATGTTCTCTTTACAAGTCTCTTTCCTCTCTTATTATCTTCATCTGGCAAATATGTGTAAAACTTTCCATCTTTTCCTTGCCAAATGCTGTAAGTGTGTTTTTCAATAAATTTTTTCCTTTCGTTCATTTCAATTTTTTTCTGAATGGTGTCTATGTTGATAATACCATTTTCGATGGCAATATTCAACAACTCACTATTTGAAAGATTTCCCGTTTAACTCACCTTCTAACTTTTTTACTTTCTGTTTAATATCAAAAATTCTTCTTTCCACTGTTCTTGTTGATACGCATAGTCTCATGGCTATTTCTTTTGAAATAAGTCCACGGGCAAGAAGATAAAATATTTCTTCTTCCTGCTCCGTGAAATTGGCGTTTTCAATAATTGTTTCAAGCTCTGGCTTAGTCAGTTTTGAAAACTTCATAAGCCATTCTCCTCTTATATTTTTTATTCTTCTCCCTGCCAGATCTTCGGTGTACCGTCCATCATTGCCACATATTTTCCGTAACTCATGCCGGCTTCTCTTGCTTTTCCTAAAACATTATCTAATGTACTGTTTCTACATGTTTTTACGCTTCTTTTTTCCCTATCTTTTCTTCTGCGGTATTCATTTCTGCAATCCTTCCCACAGGTAAGTGCTCTGACTGATATTGATTTGTATTCTTTTCCGCAGATCACGCACTTTTTTGTATATACCTTGCTATTGAGCATAATTACACGTTCTCCTTAATCATAACAATCCCTGATATCATCTACGTCTCCTGCCAAAAAGCTGTCAAATACTTCTGCTACTCTCTCTATAAGGTCTCCATCATGTCCATTCTCTCTCATCTGCTCCGAGAAATCTTTCTGTGAGCACTGAAGTAAACCATTTTCCAACCTTGTCCATTCTTTTCTGTAAGTTATTCCATTCAATTCCAATGTTTCATTAATTCCGTTTTCTGTCAGTTCTACCGTATACTTCATGCAATTATTCCTCTCTTTCTGCATTATATTTCTTCCACGCAACAATTTTACTTCTATAAAAATACTCTGGATCTCCACTAAAGCACTTACCTCTTGTAACAGAATGTCCTTTGCACATAAGAGTGCCAACAAATTCACGCTGTGGCAAAAGTAGGTTGTCGTTTGCTGACAATAAGAAAACCTTTGTATCTAACGGACAACTGTCCATGTCATAATTCCAATCCATCTGTGCCCCTCTCTTTCCATATCATCTCCCACCTCCGCAGCATATACTATTACGGGAGGTGGTATGATGATCGCTTGGTTTTGTTATCTGGTTCTAAAATAAACTCATCTGGTTCTCGTCGTACTGGTAAATGCGTCCAGTCATGATCCTCCCTAACTGACGCAATCTCTCCACCCGTGGTTTCTGCTTAAGATTCGCCATATAATTATTATCCACTTCCGGCGGTATGGAAAAATAACATTCCTCCGGTAATGGCAACTGATTTTCTGTGCAGATCTCGTGGATCTTTGACTGATAATAAATGATATGATTCCGTGTCAGATTCATGTTGCATCCATCGGACCAGAACGGATCATTACACCCGTTCTGATTGATAACTTTCCAGTGTTCTATTTCTCTGCGGATGCACTGGCAGTACTCTTTCACTTTATCTTCTGCTGTCTGTATCATGACAGCACCTCCAAATCTTCCAATGGAACATAATGTTTTAAATTGTTCGCATAATAAACAACAGCACATTTTACCGTTTCTTTTGCTCTTTTCGATACATAAAACGCTTCTGGAATGACTCCGATACCTACATCACATTCATCTTCATAAATCGCATCAAGATAGCCTTTGATGACAATATCCTTATATCCAACAATTACACCTGTGAAATTCTTATCAACGTGTTTGAAATAAGTTTTCTCGATATATTCAACATTTTTTTCGACAGTGCCATCATTGTTTCCATCTGCCAGATTATTGTCCATTGCATCAGCAGTTAATGTTTTCCTGTCGAGATACAGCCATCTTCCGTCTTTAAATGGCTTATAAAAGCCTTTGCATTTTACTTTTTCAAATAAATTCATGGCATCACCTCCGGCATAAAATCAGATAATCGCATTTGTGCCATTTCTGCATCTAATCTCTTTTTGGACAAATCATAATAATGCTTGTCCAGTTCAAAGCCAACATATGGATGGTTGGTTCTGTAGCAGGCTATCAAACTACTAGCACTTCCTACATGTGTGTCAAGGATAATGTCTCCGGGCTTTGCATAGCTATTCAGAAGCCATTCATATAGTGCCACTGGTTTTTGTGTAGGATGAATACGGTTTTCTTTGTGTTTCATATTTTGCTGAAGCATTCCGTGCCACCTATATTTAATCTTCCTTACTGCAGTACTGAACGAAGTCCATGCAAGTTCACAATCAGCAAAATCATTATTTCCATTATCTTTATCCCAAACAATCCAACAACTACTATTAAACGGCATTTTGCTTATAAAATGATTTGCTCCCCAAATAATCTGATTTTTTGACACTCTAAACAGTTCATTGAAATATTTTTCGTTTGGTGGTTTTATATCCATTCCGCTAAAACTCTTGTAATCTTTTGCTTTTGCTAGGTTACTTCTTGTATGGTTTTTATCTCCATTTTCTCCAATCCCATACGGTGGATCTACAATCGCAAGGTCAAAGTAACCATCCGGGAACTCTTTCATCCCATCCATACAATCCATGTTGTAATATCCAAAATCCATTACGGCATCACCTCCGGAAAATCCTCGATTTGCATCTGTCCTTCCAGATCATCCGCAGACTTTTCATCCTCTTCGCAAGCGGATATCATTTCTGCATCCATATCCGATTCTTTTCCAATGTCAATAAGGATCAAAGGCTGCCCTTGGTCTGTCACCCATATTACATTTTCCAACTTGTACAGTTTTCTTTTTCTTTGATTCGCGCAGATAATACTCACCGGTGCATCATCCGGAAAGCTGTTTACATATTCTTTTAATTCACTATTCTTCATTTTCTTTTGAAAGGAACCCGGCGCGCCTTTTATCCGGATAGGTTCCGGCTCCTTTCTGATATTCCGTGCACATATCTACAATAGTGCACTTTAAATTTAATTATGTTGTGTTTTATGCAACAAATTCATCGTTTTATTGCTTTTAAATCATCCAATCTAACGGAAAACCTCTCACTCCTTTCAATTTACTTTAAAATCTCATCTAAGCAGGCATTCCAACCAACTTTATACGATGGTGCAATCCTGTCCGGCTGTGGATATTTTCCGCACACTTTCATCTTCTCCGGCAGTGCCCGGAGCGGACACCAATCCGGCTTTGCTTCTTCACTATTTAATGAAAGCTCTTCAACGCCAGTTGCATAACACTCGTCATCTTTTGAGTTCCAAAACTTACACATGGTGCAATCTTCCGGCATATCCATAACCAATACTGCTTTAGACATCGCTCCCCACATCCTATTTTTTATACACTCTCCATGCTTCAAAGCTATTTCCTTTAGGTACATCGCAAAGCCAATACGCTGTACGTGTTTCTCCATCTTCATCAGTTCCAAAACCATAATAAATATAGGCTTCTTCTACCGTTAATTCGTTTACGTTACACCCATATTCTTCCGCGCCAATTTTTAAAGCTTCTTCCTTGTTGTATTTACTCGCATTGAAACCAAGTGAATCGTCGTCTCCGCAAAAACAACCATAATCAAATTTACTCATATTCTCACACTCCTTCCGGCTTCTCGCACCGCTCAAATTCAATTACCCACACCCACGGATTCGCATCCCAGCCGTAGCGGTCAATGTCGGATTTCTTAATGGTGCTGTTCCAAATATTAACAAAAGCGGTTTTATTTCCTGCGCAATCTGGTACAGGATGCAGGCAAGAGCATCTCGCACCCTCTTTCCACGCTCCTTGTGGTGCGATTTTCTGCAACCGCTCCACCCTCACATTCGTAACCTTAAGCCAGATACGTGCGGCTTCTTTCGGCATGTGGATGGATGGTTTCCACTTTGTAACATCGGCAATGTCATTTCTTTGCCAATCTTCGTAGTAATAGTATCCGTTCGGCGCCTTTTTCCATGTTTCCCGGACATACAGGATATCGCCCGACTCGCAAGGCAACTTAAAAAATTTCTCTCCATACCCATCTGCAAATGTACCTCTACACGATATGTACCCTTTAGGTGTAAAAGCGGTATATCCCCATACTGCATCATCAGGAATAAAGCCTTTTACAATTCTTCTCGTTGCATCTTTTCTCCCATCCAGAATCGCCCGAACCATTTTTGTGTTAAATAATATTGGTTTAATTGCCATCTACACCACCTACTTTCTCAAAATAAAATGTAATTGGTTGCTTATTGGGAATTACTAAACCAAAGCGAACCGCATTTTTATAAGTTACGCTATCCCGCATCAAGGTATCTGGCATTGCTTCAACCATCTTTCGGAATCCCTCAAGAGTAGAACGGCTTTTATAATGATTGCAACTCCGGCAGGCAGGGAGCATATTATCCACCGTGTCCGTTCCCTGTTCGCTCCAACCGTTTAAAGGAATAACATGGTCTACTTGCATATCCTTGTACTCTAATTCACACCCACAGTAAGCGCAATGACCGTTGTATTTTGCATATACTTGTTTTCTAACAGATTTAGGAATCGGTTTTCGCATCTACTCCACCGCCTTTCACAATCTCGATTGCGTGCTCATAACTTCTTGCTTTCTCTTTTCCCAAATTCCTGTTATATGCATTCTCCCAAAACTTTCTCTCATTTTCCAACTGCTCCACAATCTTGTCCGGGTCATAGGCGGTCGGATATTCTTCTAGTAAATACAATACTGCATTTGTATTTACTAAAGTTCCATTGCTTAAAGTAACCGATTTTAAATCTTTCTTTAGTGCATCCGCATCAATCAGTCTCATCGTTTGCCCTCCTGTTCCAATCTGTAGTTGCTTTCGTTCGCTCGTCTTTCCCTGTTCTGATGCCTCCGTCCTGATCCATGTACATCTCACATTCATAGCTTTTTGGAAGTTCTGTTCCGCATTTCATACATTTGATTTTGAACATTACCCCAACAGCCGAATGTGATGACTTATTTGTAATGGTTAAGAACATTGCGTTTCCGCCGCAGAACGGGCATGGCTTAAGTTCTTCATTCATTCTTCGTTTTCCTTCCATTTCTCACATGTATCATCCAGTCCACGGAAATCTGCACAGTGTTCACTGTCTCCATTGCAACAAACGCCCTCATATTCAGCGTAGTATTTACATGTACTGCAATATTTTTTTGTTATTGATTCACTCTCCGTCATGACTCTATCTTTCATTTCTGCCAATTCCTCCTGACTGAATTTTGTGTAACTGATTCCACAATTTGTAAATCCTCCTGCTCTATACGCTATGGTTCTCGGCATCCTACACCTCCAACAGTTCCGGATTATCAAAAACGTTGCCGATAACTTCTACACACTTTCGTTCGAGTACGTAAAATCCTAAATTACAGTAGCAATATCCGCTTTCTCTATCTTTTGAGTAACTATAATCAAGCGTCCAATCGCCCTTATTATATTTTACAATTTCCGGATATTCTTCTTTTCTATCACAAACGTCATTCTCCCAGATCAGCTTGCCGTTCTTATCCTTAAGTCCGGTACACTGGCAGATGGTGTTATCCAAAATATGTACATCATGCGGAATACCTGTAAGCATATTCCACTCCACCCATTCGTCGTTATCAGTTCGTTTTGCTTTGCATAAATATCTATCTTCCATCCTTTTCCTCCATTTCTTTCAACTTGGCTTCTGCTTCCTCGTATGTAAGAAAAACAGTTTTACCTATCTCACTTACCGGAAACTCTGGCATATCTTCACCATATCCGCCCCAGAGTTCTGAATGGTTTGAATGATAAGAAGCTCGGATATACAACACATCATCCTCATATTCAAAACCATACACTTTTCTCACATCAATGATGTCTTCCGGTGTCTCCCCGGCTCCTAATCTGTCCTCTACACATTCACGATAAAACTCGTAGAGCTTGTCTCCTTTGTTGCATGGGAAAATAATCATTCTTCCCTGTTCCTCGGCATCCTCATAAGTGGCAAGCTTATCAAGTGCCATTCTGTTATGATGTGCAGTCATTTCACATGGTTCAAGGTGTGCATTACCATTCTCTGCATCCTTAAACCAAACCATATCACTGTTTTTTGAACGTATTGTTAATCTCTCCATGCTATCCCTCGCTTTCTGCCTTAAGCCATTGTTCCACCTCTGTAACAGAACACATTGCTACACCGCCCTCAATGGTCTTTACACTACACTGCTCATATGTTTCGATTGAGCAAAGGAAATCTAAAAGTTCTTCATCCGTCATGCTCCGGATCCGGTCTGCATTGGTCTGTGGCTTTTCAATATGTGGCTTTTCTGCATCTGTGCTGTACGACTCCGGCAGTGGCATCCAAGCATTTACAAATAATCCATATTTTGCATAGCTTTTGTCATCATCCCCCGGATAAAACGCACCGTTACCATCTTCATCAGTTTCATATCTTCCGACATCTGGAATAGTAAAGTTTTCAAACGATACCAGGATATATTTATCAGTATTAGGAATCTGCTCATCTACTGGAATCCATCCGCTTTCCTGCTCCAAAATCCTGTTGATTTCTTCCTCCGAAACCACTTTTGTTAGTGGAGAATACCCGCAGGCTTCTGTTGCTACCTCAGATATCCGGTTTTTAATCCTGCTTATTTTCATTCTGATCCTCGCTCTCTGCCAGTTTGGCATGCTCCCATACCATTGTAGATCCATTAGTGGTGCTCCATGATGTTTTTCCATCGCTCCACGCATACACATAATTGTTCTCGAATTTAGCAAAATGTTTTTTCTCCCATTCGTCGCTGCTGCGGTATCTAACATAAATCGGTGTATCAACTGGAACTCTACTCCAATCAACCTGTGGTTCTTTGTACTCCTGTTCCATCCACTTTCTGCGTGAATCGCCGCAACTAGCCATACCATCGTTTTCAAACGCGCACTCGTTGCATCTTACACCACGACATTCCCGAAGCTTTCCATCTTTCGTAATAGCAAACTTATTGTCTGTACATGCAAACTCCAATAATTCATTCATGTATTTCTCTTTATTCAGCATCCTTTTTCTCCTTCCCGTACCGCAACTGATACGGTACTTCCTTAAAATTTCTCAATGCATCCGGGTTTGGATGCTTCGGCATTCTCGTCTGACGGTTTTCCATCTCTGCTATGATTCTGCGTCTCTCTTTGCTTTCTCTGTGCAATTTATACCTCCGTCATTTTCCAAGACTGTTTACAAGCTGTTCTGACCTCGTATAAGCCTTATCCAACAGTTCTAAATATTCATCAAAGGAAATCTGTGCTTTTTCAGATAACTCCCTCGGATAACGCTCTAACAAAGCCTTAATGCACTGTTTCATGTCTCCAAAATATCCGATTGTTCGAACGCTTTCTTTTTCATTGCCGTCCTTATCCTGTCCGGCATATCTCTGTCTCAGGGTGTGATTCAGAGAATCAATCTCCACAAAATATCCATCCTGCAGTTCCACAGTTAACTTGTCCATCAACCATTCCTCCTATATTTCATACGTCTTTCCGATAAAACGCTTGTCAATGTACTTACATTCCCATTCCAAAACACTTGCGATCCCTGTCATGGTTTCATATCCGGTAGCAAGGCAGTTAATTAAATATCTGATTCTCTCATAAACCTGTCTGATCTGATTTCCCGAAAATTTAAACTGTGTTTTAAGGCAGACACCCAACATAGCAAAATAATTAAATACCTGTGCCAGTAAAAACTTATTTGCCTGTATCATGCAGTTCGGTGCAATCTTTCTCTCTACCAGATAAAAGCTCTCACGATACGGAATCTTATTAGTTTCCTCTCGCACGTCAATCTTGCATTTATCTTTCAGATAAAAACCAAGTTCCTCGCCTGTCGTTCCATCCTTTGCATTCTCCACATATGCATCAATAGTCTGCTCAACCTTTATGATTCTTTTGTGTCCGAATCCGAACTTATCATGCAGTGCCTGATATGCCATCATACGGACGTTATAATAGGATTCCTCTATTAGATAATCCGCATTGCTTTGTGCCTTGGCGTGTCTCTGTATTCCGATCAGTTCACTCTTGGAATATCCAAGTGGCTGCATCCGCTTTTTCTTTCTTGCCAGTGCATTACTCATTTGCTCTTCCATCTCCTCTCTACATCCTCAAAATGGCTAAATACAAGACTTTGAACATATTTTGATATATTTGTCCGTGCATATTTTTTAATTAGCATTTCCCCTGCTTCCATCATTCCTTGGAACCACTCATCTTCGTTATCAGCTTCATAAAACTGCTGCCGGAATTTATAATAGTCATTAAAAAACTGCCATTCTTCGGAACCTTTTTCAAATTTCTTACTTGCCATAATCATTCACCTTTTAATCAAATGGTGTGCTGCCACATACTTCTCGGAAACCGTCTTTCTGTCGCATCCGTGCTTGAATCTGTTCAATGGTTTCGGTTCGCTCGATAAATTCCATACGATCACCTTCAAACTGAACAACTTCTCTAAACGGTGTACCCTGTCGATTCTTTTCAACTTTCAAGCCTTTAAATTTTCTGTCTTCATCCAAATTCCACATAAGAATAATATTGGAAGCATCCTGCTCAATATCTCCGGATTCTCTTAATTCGGACATTGTAGGCTCTTTCGTTACATTCATTTCCGATACTCGGTTAAGCTGTGACAATAGGATGATCGGAACGTGAAGCTCTCTCGCAAGTGCTTTGAATTGCTTCGAAACTTCCCCGACTTCGGATGCACGATTATTGAACTTCCGGTTACACCGTACCAATTGCAGATAGTCAACTACGATCACGTCATATCTTTGATGCCTGCATTGCGTTCTTATTTCCTCAATAACATTTGTCTGATCGTCAATTGTGATCGGATATTTTTCAAGCTCATCATTTGCCTTGTCAAAGGCTTCTTTCTCTCCACCAAGAAAAGCCTTTGCCCTGCGAACTCTTGTCAGACCAATCTTTGACATTCTTGAAACAAACCTTTCATAAATCTGACTGTTGTTCATCTCCATGTTGTAGTAACAAGTGTTATAGCCTTTTCTTGCCATATTCTCGATTATTTGTGCCACAATAGCAGACTTACCAACTCCCGGTCTCGCAGCAACAACTGTAATGTCTCCGCCTTCAAGACCGCCAAGGCAATCGTCAAGATGGTAAAATCCTGTCTTTACCCTGTCCTCTCCAACATCATCATTGAAGTATTTATCTTTGTTCTCTGATACGATTTGCTTCATCAACTTAGATTTCTTCAACTGATTAACTTGGATTTCTTCAAGCCTTGTAAGAACTTCCGCGATCGAATTATCAATATCACATGGTCTAAGGCTCACTCTCTGGAAAAGGCTTTTTGTTTCCCTTACCCGCCAATCCTTAATGACTGCATCCGCATAACTTTTTATTGCCGTTGAGACTGGGGTAACAGATATGCATTCTTTCAATTCGCTTGCAATTATTTCCGGCTCCCATTTGTGGTTTTCAAGTGACTGAGACAGTGAAACGACATTAATGTTTTCTCCACGATCATACATGGCAAGCATTTCAGCAAAAGCATCTTGGCAAAATTCAGAGCTGAACATTTCCGGCTTCAATTTGTTATAAACCTTGTACATGGAATCATTGTCAATCAATACACATCCGATCACTCCAATTTCTGCTTCCGTCAACTGCTCTCACCTCGCTTTCGTTTCTCAACTTGACGAATCCAGTAATCGCAATCCTCTTTCAGCCAGTCTCCGTATTTTGGTATGTAGCGATAATTCGTATCATCCGGATTCTTCTCTATATAGTCAGTAACATATGCCACTGTAGCCTCATATATCAGCTTTGCAACGGCTTTCCTGTTCGGCTCGATAACTTCTAAAAGCTTGTCCATCCATGCTACCTTGGCAGACGTTAACGACGTTTTCTTTGGATATGCATTGATCGTGTATTCCCATCCCCATTCCGCGTCAAAGTCCAAATCAGATGCAGGCACGCTTTCTTTTGTATTTTCTTTCTCTATCTCTATATCTGTATCTATATCTTTCTCTATATCTATCTCTACATTGCAATTTTGTTGCAAAATGTTGCACTCCGTTGCTCCACTGTTGCATTGCAACGCTTTTTGTGCATTTTCCCTAGATTTACGACTTCTACGAGTGCTTGCCGTCTCGCTTCCTAAGTTATCTTGCACAAAAGGCAACTTGTACTCAATGGAATCTGATGTTTCAAGCAATCCGCAGGAAAGAAGATACTGAATCGTTACTTGAACATTGATTTCGTCCTCGTCAATATCAAGGGCGATCTCTTTGTAAAATTCATCTTCCAATCCGGAATATTCCAGATAGCCACCTTTTTTCAACGACAACAACTGCATCTTAAGGTATATGATCGTGTATGTATCGCCGCCTGCCATCCTTCGGAGTTTCTTGATTCGTTTACTGTCAAAGAAATCATCCATCAGTTTAAGCCAGTAATACCGCTTATTCTCCGCCATTTTCACTACCTCCAAGCAATTCAATAACCTTTGCCCCAGCATCTTCCGGGCGACAAAATACGAACTCAACGCCATACTTAAGTTGCATTGTCAACATAGCTTTTGCCAATACCTTGCCAGATGTCGGCTTTGTTTTCGGTAGCGATACATTCAGCAATTTTCCAAGTGTGTGCATATATGCAATATTGTTATACCGGTCCACTCGAGGATTATGCCATGTAAATACATCATTGACGGAATACACCTTGTCTGTATTTTCAATAAGCACATATAACTTAATTCCGTTGTTCTGCGCCAAAATACACTCGTCACGGAATCTCGGATGTTCTCTTCCACAGATGTTCCCAGCAATTTCCTGCATGTCTTTTTTCGTGTCAACGGAAACATCATATGTGCCAAGAAAATCCATCTTTTTAAGTTCCATTTTTCTAGCTGATTTTCTACGGATAACATCCGCTACCTTGTCTGTGGCAATTATGTAATCTCCAACCGGCAATGGTGCACGCAAGACTTCCATATCGTGGCTTTTAAAATATCTATTCTTAAGGATATGTAAGCCCTCTTTCTGTCCTTTATCCTCAATTATTAACACGTATTCTCCTTTCTGGCGGTCACTTTTAGCAACCGCCAAAGGTATCTCATGGCTTTCAATTTAGTTTTGTGATATATTAAATTCCATACCAAAGTCAGATACCGCATAAACTGGTTTCTTTTATGCTTTCACATTGGTGTTTCAACCTATCAAAACGGGCAAAGGTTCATATCAACCTCTAATCCTTTTTCCGCTATATAAACATCTGCTCCATATTTAACTGTTTCTTCTGTCTTTCGCTTGAATAGTGCGGGATCTCCGCTTTTATCTGATAAGTGAATTAGAACGACATTTCTCAATGCCGGGTTATCGTTAGTAGAAATAAATTTAAGTGCCGTATCAAGGCTCATATGACCTCGTAGGCGGTGTTCATAGTTCGGTTCGTCTCGGTTTACAAACTGCATATCGTAGTTGGATTCCACCATGATGTGATTAACGTCCTTAAATCGCCATCTGACGTATTCTGTGTCTGTTGCATACACCAAGCTGCCAATATCCGGGTGTGTGATGTAAAATCCGTAGCAGGGGCACTCTGAACCGTCTCCGTTGTTGTGTAGCCATCTGCCGGACTTATCCCGGTTTTCAAATGCTCGTATGCTAAAGCTTTCTTTCCCAAACTGTAGGATATTTCCATCTATCAATTTGAACGGCTCCCACACTGGAATACCGGCTCTAACATACTGAAAGAAGTACTGATGATGGTCTGAATGTATGTGGGTTGTGATTACTGCTTTAATCTTTCGCACATTGAAATCCAGTGCTTTCTTAACTTCCATAAACGGCAACCCTGCTTCAATAATTAACGCTTCGCTTTCATTTTCCAGTATGTAGCAATTACCGGATGAACCAGAGCCTAAGGCTTTAAGTTTCATACCTCTTTCACCTCAATTTTCAAATATGTGTTTATTATCGATTATCCAAGGATGTTTCGTGTAGTCTATATGGCTTGCCGCATTTGCAACTGTTTTCCGTAGCATCTTTAAATGTTCCTCACAATGCTTTCTTCCAGATACCGCCGGTCTACCACAGATTATGCACAATCCTTTATCCTCCCGGTACTCCCTTTGGCTTGTGGACTTCTCGCACGAACGCCTCTTTGCCAAACACCTGTTGCATAAAACAGTTCCGCATACTGCATTACGTTTTCCACACTTCACGCATATTCCACTGGACTTATTCATGTAATATCTGGTACGGACTCTTTCTTTCCGTGCTTCTGCCTGTTCCGGTGTTTCCCTTGCAAGTCTCTTAGCCTCTACCTTCGCTTTCTTCTCCCGGCACTCAGCGCACATTTTGTACTGCGTTCCCAATATGCCTTTGTGACATCTGGAGCATATACCAAGAGATACATAAGGGTCTTCCGCTTTTTCTCTCATTCGGCATCCTCCAAAAACCATATTCCTTCCGGTTTTAAAAAGTTGCCCTGAACAATGTTCTTTCTGAATATACTTTCTGCTGTCGGTGCAAGATCCGTAAGTCTCTGTATGCTCTCTTCTATGTTGTCTGCCAGAATATCAATGCCGAATAATGTCTCTGCAGCTTCCGTTTCAGTCATTCCTATTGACAGTTTCCGTTTCAAGATTTCCACAAGGAAATTTCCAGTACCACACGCAGGCTCCAACACTGTTCCTCTCCAACACTCTGCACCACCATTTTCATCTTCCAACATATTGCACATCTTTTGTACCATCCAGCCCGGCGTATAAACTTCTCCAAACTTTTTGACGCGTTCTCGGCTTTTTGTAATTTTTTCTTTCTGCCTATTTTCCATTTCTGTGATAAAACTCACTCCTCACATCAATAATCTGTCTTGTCTGTCCCAACAATGCCCGATTATGCTTTGCCCTCTGCTCATTGTCACAGATAAATTGCTTGCAAATTTCTGGTCGAACCTGATAGATTCTGCATTTCTCGCAACTCTTGTCCGTATCAAGAAAAGGACATGTCATATCATATGGTCGATTCACAGTAGGAAGCAGGTGCCTACACTCTTTGATATGGTTCTTACGGATATATCTGTGAATTGCATCTACTTCCTTTCTGCTCATTGGCAAAAGGTTGGAACAGCAGTTACCGCATTGGCTACATTTTCCATCTTTGCAGAAATTGTAAATGTTATCTTTCATGCCTTTCTGCACGGATTCTAAGACTGATATAACTTCCATAGGCTACTCCAATTCTTCCTCTGCCGGGAACTGAAATACTTTCATGTAATTCTGGCTTGCATATTTTTGATATTCTTCTCTAAGCATTTCCATGGCTTTCTTTGCCTTTTCTTTCGTGGAATATTTAGCTGTTATTGAAGTCTCATTGTCTCCGATTGCCTGCATCCGGACAAATGTTGCTTCTTTCGCCCTTGTATCAATAAAAACAATGCTATTTTCGTACGGAAAATCCAATGTGCCGTCCTGTGATATAACTCTCATGGCAACCTCCTAATCTTTCATAAAGTCCGGTACGTTCTCGTCATTCTCAACGACTTCTCCGGCTACTTTCTCCGGCTCTGGTTCAACTACTTCGCTCCCGGTCTCAATAGCTTCGGATTCAGCTACAACAAATGGCTCTGAATTGGCATTTTCGGAAATATCACGCTTGACCTGTTCCTGCAAATCTTCCATCGGATATTCCTTGAAATCGTTGTCCTGCATTTCCTCTTTCGTATATAATCCCATTGTCAGCTCCGGGCAATTCAGACTGGAGAAGAAAGATGCGGCTCTGTAACGAAGCATTAACTGTGGCATGGTTTTCCACTTACTACCGTTCTTACTAAGCCATCCCTCGGCTTTAGCCATTTCCATGTCCACGGTCATTCCCTCAACTCTACGACCATTTTTCGTAGTCCAAGCAAGGCACGAATAAGGCTTGCCATCTTTATCTCTAGTTTCCTCAAACTGTAATTCCATGTCGAATTTACCGGAATTATTGATTGCCGCAATCAGAAACTTTGAACTCCAAGACGGTCTACCCTGAATCACATACAGATTCTGCATAACCATCAGTGGGCTTACTCGCAGTCTCTGCGCCTGCTCAATAGCAATCAGACAGTTTGCATCGTTCTTCTGGAATGTCTGCGGAACGATTGTTGAACTTGCCAGTGCCTTTGCCATCTGCATAGCCATAATGAAATTATCTGATGTTCCAAAAATTCCAAGGCTATAGTCTGTAACCTTGTTGTTGCTGTGTGCAACCTCTGTCTTTTCCTCTTTCTTTTCCTCTGCCTTTGCTACTGCTGTGTTCTCTGCCATAATTATTTTTCCTCGCTTTCTTTCCTTATTGCTTTTTTTAATGCTCCATTTTTAAAAAATTTCAAAACAAGATTGAGTTGCATATTCTTGAAAACCTCTATGTGCTTTGTACGGTGATACCACATTACCCATTCCTGTTTCAAAAGTTCCTCAATGCTTGTAATCTGCTCACCCTCTGCGAATTTTCGCTGACTTAAAAGGTATTCCCTGTGTTTTTGAATGTTCTCGCATTTTGCGCACTCTTCGGAAGAATACCTTGAACAATGCTTTCCATTAAGGTTTAAAGACAATGCACAATATCTACATGGATTAACTCTCATCGTCACCACCGCTTTCCGGTTCTTCACACTTCTTCACAACTGCCACCTTATCAGCACCGTAGGTTTCTACCCACTTCATATCCACGGTTTCATCCGTAACTGTCAGCTTCGCACATTTGGCATTTACAACCGTGTCACCGGCTTTTACATCGTCTGATGTAGCAAATATATATGACCGGATCTGGTTTGGATATTTTGCTTTTATGTAATTCATTCTGATACCTCCTCAATCTCTCCATTTTCAATCGTATACCAAGTATCCGGCTTGATATTTTCCCCATCAACCTGCACCATCTTTGCGCCGTTAAGAACCCATGCACTCTGGTTATTTCTGTCATATTCCGTATTATCTTCTGAACCAGTGTATTCCCAGTCTGCAAAAACAAGAAACGAGCCAATAACACCCTTTGCTTTTGATTTGTAACCCCAAGCAACAGCGACCGCATCTTTGTCTTCTGCCGAGGATGCTCCCTTGTATCCGGTTACCGAGGATGCTCCGCAGTTTCCGGTTGCCGAGGATGCTCCGCAGTCTCCGGTTGCCGAGGATGCTCCGCAGTCTCCGGTTGCCGAGGATGCTCCGCAGTCTCCGGTTG